CAGGAACACCAAATGCTCTGATAACGAAACCTGCGGAAATAATACATCATATAATAGAAGAGCATAGTAATGGTGCTGTTCATGCTGACATTGACATCTCAGGAACATTCACAGACACTAACACGAATCTTCCCGCATCCTATCAGTTTGGTTTTGCTATAAACAACCAAATTGGGCTAAATGACCTATTGGCCAAGTTAGCTTTTCAAGCGTATAGTAGAATATACTATGAGAGGGGTCTTTATAAACTAAGAATATATAAAGACACAACGGGAAGCGCAACTGTGATAAACACAAACACAGACAGTGTTTTGGTTAATAATCAAATTATGGTTAATTTTTCTGAATCTTCTCTTGAGGAAATTCAAGATCCAATTATAATGAAATATTTTTTGGATTATTCTTTGGGAGATTGGGAGTCTAAAGAAGCTTATTCAAAAAATTCAAAAAGCACAATTTCTTCTTTTGGCACAAGGGAGAAAGTTTATTTGTTTTTTGCTGTGAATTCGGCAACAATGGCCTTGGATTTAATAGGGAAGCTATCCTTGTTACGGGGTGATGTCAGAACAATAGTGACCTTCCCATCCTACTTAAAACACATAGATTTAAACATAGGGGATGAAATAACACTAACTGCCCCTGGACTAGGAGAAACAAGTGTAACATATGAATTATTGGAGTTTGAGTTTATTCCACCGACACAACTACATTTGAAGTTGGTCAAATATTAGCAGGGGGCTACAATGGCAAATGAAACATCCAACCAAATGAAGTTGGAATATATAAACGCGTTTTTTGCAGCGGGTACATACCGTATAATATTAATGAATATGGGATTCACTTTTGATTTAGTCGCTCACTCTTTTTTATCTGTTATTTCTGCAAATGAGCTGCCGGCTGGAAATGGTTATTCCACAGGGGGGATTGTTCTTTCTGGTAAAACTATCGCCAAAGATGATGTCAATAATAGAGCCTTCGTTTCGTTTAATGATATTAGCTTTACGGCGGCAGGAGGGCCTATAGGCCCCACACCTGGAGCGATTATTTATAAGGATACAGGTATACCAAGTACAAGTCCTGTTGTTTCGTGGAAAGGCTTTAATGGAGACGTTACTAAGACCGATGGTTTTAGTATTCAAATTCAAAACATAGAAGAAAGAATAAACAGGGTATAAGTTATGAGTTATATTTTATTATATACTCACATAAAAGGACAAGACTTTGTTTTATTAGATGGCAGCTCCCATACGATTGTGTCGAGTGAAGGAGCCTATAATCCGAATCTCGTTTTGCTGGATGCTTCTTCTTTTGTGATAGCTTCGAGTGAAGCTGACACAACACAAGATTTTGATTTGGTAGACGGTTCTTCTTTCGTCATCACATCAAGTGAGGGAGGATTTAATCAGGATTTTGTTCTGTTGGATGCCGCTTCTTATGTTGTAGTTTCAAGTGTGGCAGCGGCAGAACAGGACTTTATTTTGGTTAATGGTTTTTCTTTTACCGTTGTTTCAAGTCAGGGGAATTTGGGACAAATAGTTCTTGATTTGTATAAAACCAAAGTAAGATTTTTAAATAAAAAAACTCATCTAAAATTTGTAGGTTAGAGAAATGAGCGATTTGGGAAATGTTATTGTGAAAGTAGGGAGTGTTGACTACTTAAACTTTCAAGGAGTGGAGAGTGATGGTGTTACTCCAATCAACATAACAGGAGTGTCAGAAGTCAGATTAGAACTAGTGAATGATTTGGGAGTTTCTAAAAACTTTAGTGATCTAGACAACCCCCAAAAACTTTTTATAACTAATGCTTCTACATGTGAAATACAATTACGGCCTCTTACAACTGACTTTTCAGAGAAAGAAAGATATAAGGGGGAACTGGTTTTTGTTGATTCTGTCGGGCCACACAATGTTCCAAGTAATAGTTATATAAGTTTCACAGTCGTAGAAAAATAGTGAGGATAGGAATGTTACAAAATCTTGAATCGTTGTTCACAATCGCAGTTGGTTTTGTTGCTTTGGTTGGTGGTGTTTTGGTTGGAAGAAAATCAGGTAACTGCGCTTCCTGTAGTTTACTGACAGGATTAAAGGAAGATGTTACTAAGAGGTTTGAAGAAAACAGGGAAGACCATAGACTTTTGTTTAGCAAAATAGATAAACTGTCTACTGAAATTATTCTTACTTTATCCAAATACGCTAAAGAGTAAGAACAAGGACACACCCTCTTCCAAAAAAATGTGTCCCTGCCCCCTCTGTGGAACGGTTGTGTTGAACCTTCTTTAAATATAACACACTCCTTTTAAACAGGTCAAGTATTTTTCCTGTTTAAATAGAATGTGATTGAATATCAATAAACTGACTTACTAAGCGTTGATACCACCTTATAGTAACAAAGTCTTTTTTATCATACCCCATAGATCGCATAAGTTGATTATGACAAATGCAGTCCAGACCTCTTAGAATAGGGGGTTCATTTGCTTCTATGTCTAGGCGTTCGGTAGTAAAGTTATTTAGTGTGTCGTCGTCTATGTTATCGCCGACTTTGACTATTTTTTTTTCGAGAGCTATAAAACGCTTGACGAGGCCGGAATGTAGAGTTGTTTTTCTAAACATTTGGTTTTTTGTTTGGTCTGTCATTACATAAAAAATAAAACAAAAAAGGGATAATTCTTTTTTTGTAAAAAAAACTAATATGAGAAAATATTGTAGACATTCAATATAATTATTTGTTTTTTCAAAAAAATGATATCTCCTGTTGTGATATAGAACCGATCTTCGTACTCCAAATAATAAATCATGTTGTTTGTCTTTTAAGCATTCATCCACTTTTTGCCCTTCTTCCTTTTTGATGTATACAAAAACCTCATTTTCTAAATGTTCTTCCTCGTCCGACTTTATAACTAAGACATTCAATACCTCATGCACAGCTAAGCCTTCTTCTCTAACCAATCCTCTGAACGCTTCTTCCAAGAAAGATGAACCGTAGCCATTTGTTCCATCTAAATCAACAACGAGTTTAGTTTTTTTTTCTATTGAATCTTTTATTTCTGGAAATAGGTGTTTTTTTCTAAACAATTCCCCTGAAAAATTTCCTTCTAAAATGTATCGGGGGCCTGGTGTCTTAGAAAAAACTTCTGATATTTTAAGTGTTTTGTGCATTGTGGCTCCTTTTGTCTGTGTCCAACTTCTAATAAAGATGAATAAAAAGTGGGAATAAGGGAATTAGTTGTTGTGTGTTCTGTTGCCTTTTAAAATAAATTAATTTATACCTTTTTAAGCTCAAGTAATTCATCTTCTAAAGCAAGAATTGTTTTACTGTTTATGTATTCTCCATGCTTTAAAAAACACTTAAACGTTTCTTTTTTTGCTTCAAGAAAAGCTAATAGAAATTCTTTCGCCTTTTCTTCTGTATCAAAAACGAGATCTTTTATGTCCAACAAAGCGTGTGGTTTTTTTTGTATGTTAGGTGTTTTTCCAATCTTGCCATACTCACTGTTTATTTTCCAAAAAACGGGTCTTATTTTTTGTTTATTTGTTTGTGTGTTGTTTGTGTAAACCCATTTCCCATCTATAAAATTAAGTTCGTTTAATTCTATTAATATTTTTTGTTCTTCTGTTACGAATTCGCCTGGACATTCTTGTAATTGTTTCCATATAGAAAAAGGCATATTACAAACAGGACAAAAAACACAGGTTGTTTGATTACAATCAGAACATTTTGCAGAACAAATTTTTTTCTTATGTTCTAACATGTTTCTTTTTCTCCATATGATAGAGGTGGTAGAAGTGTTTTCCGCTACTTTTGTGTGGTAAGTTCCTTTTTTATCTTACAATATTTGAGGGTAAAACAATAGATGTCTTTCTTTGTCTATTGATTTGCTCCAACACACTTTGAGCAATAAAAACCACTCCACAACTACAAACAAACAAGGGAGGGCCTTGTGTGGCTTTATTCAAAGACACTCCAATCAAAGGGTTTAAAGTAAGCCATTCCTTTTGGAAATTACCACAAGAGGGACAAAAGACTAAATAAAAATCTTGTTCTTTTGGCACGTCTTCTATTGTATAGTTTACTATAATAGAAGACGTTCTTTTTGTGTTTACTTTTATAGCTTCTATGTGAATAGAATCTTGTTTTTTAGTAACAGTGTGTCTAAGATTAAGTCTGTTTTTCTTATCAAAGACCCTTATGACCTTTATTTTTTTATTTTCTTTGTTTTCTAGCATTAGATTAATTTTTTTTGTCATTCTCTTCCCCTCTCATAATGAAAAAGTCATACTTTTGAATAGTTGATTCACTTTCTTTAATTTTTCTTTTGTAAAAAAATAACTGTTTTCTTGTTTTTTTTCTAATAAAATGCAAAAAATCTTTTTTTTCTTTAAATAGTCGACAATACCCTTTATCTGTTTTTTCACTCAGTGTTATTTCAATAAAGAACAATTCAAAAGAACACACTTTAAAAAAGAAGTTTTCCTTTTTTTTAATTTTTTTGCATTTTTTGTAAAACCGAAAAAGTTCTTTAATTTCTTTTTTGATTCTTTTTATTTTATTTTTTTCAAAGTTTATTTTGGATTCGGATTTTTCTCTACAAAAAAGAAAAGCTTCTTGTTTGTTAGAAAAAAATTTATAAAAAATACCACTCTTTTTGTATTTTTTTTCTTTATTTCCCCCAATGGGTTTGGTAAAAATTAGGGTTTTTGTTTCTTTGACAAAGGTAACTGAAATAACATTTAAAAAAGGGTCTACTCTAAACCATCTCATTTAATTTATTCTTCTTTTATTTTTTGAGGCACTAAAAAAGAGAGTGCTTTTTTCATTGAGCTGTGTATTTCTTTTGTAAGTTCTGTTTCTGATCTGGAAAATATGAGTGAATTTTTTCCATCTTTTAAAACAGTATATCTTATTCTTTTGTTTTCCTTTCCCTCTATTCTTATTTTCTGGATGTTTTCAAAAAGATCTGAGGTCTTATAGAAGATTTGACCTTTATTCATTTTTTGTAATAAACTCCTTTAATTCCTTTTTTTGTTTTTAACGTTCTAATTCTAAAATTACACGTTTTTATTTTTTCTTTATTTCTTTCTTAAAAATTATTTACAATCAGTAATACCTTTTTTCTTTGTGCAGACAAATATTTTATCAGCACTTTTAATCAGTTCTTCGTTGTGTGACACAATGATAAACTGTATCCCAAAATCTTTACTAATTCTTTGTATGATTTTACAAAGTTGAGGCTGTAGGTCTTTACTCACATTTTTGAATGGTTCATCCAAAATGAAAGTATTTCTTGTTTTTTTTATCAGTAACTTCCAAGAAGAAATACGCAAAGAAAAAGAAGCTATATCCTTAGGGCTTCCTCCATCAAAACAAGGCTTGACTAAACGCTGACCTTTCACGAAAAAGGGAACCCCTTCCACCTTTCCCCGTTTAGATTCAAAATTAAACTTAAATTTGTAATCTTCTTTCATTACTGTGTTTAAACACAAGGAAGTAAGCTCACTCAAATTATAATTTAATTTTTCTTGTGTTTTGTTACTCACATCAATTAATATTTTTTGTGCTTCTTCCTGATGCAAAAGTACAGTTTGTAATTCTTTTATTTTCTTTTTTTTTACAATGATGTCTTTTTGTATTTCTTTTTTTTGTCCTAATCTAGTTTGTAATTCTCTTATTATATCATTAATTCTCATAAAATTTATCCATAAGTTCTTCTAATTCTTCCTGTAATTTTTTTTCTTCCTTTTTTATTGTTTTTTCTAATTCCCACAGTATTGTTTCAGCCTCTTTAAAAGAAGAAATGTTTAATGTTTTTAATTGGTCTAATAATGCCCGCTCCACTCCCCTGCTTTCGTTTAACCTTTTTTCCATTTGTTCAATTTTTGCTTTTAGTTCCATCAACTCACTTTCTATTAACCCACTTTCCATAAAATCTCCTTCACTATGCTTTTTGTTTTTTTATTTATTTTGTTTTTTGACAGAAAATGCGACACGTTTTCTTCAAAATCAATACCTATTTGTGATTTATTAGTCATTTCCTCCATAAACTGATTTAAAAGCTCTTCTTTTTCTTTGTCGTCTATTATTTCTAAATCCATAACATTCTTTTCAATAGGTAAAAAAACTTTTTTTATTCTGTTACTTTTTGCATACCAGAAGTAAACTCTTGGTGTGTGTTCCAGTTGTGCTATGGTGGTTCTAGTCAAAGAGCCGGGGTTTACCAAAACATTTTTATTCGTTTTAAGAGAATAGGGCAAATGGATATGTCCTGTTACTACTAAATCAAATAAATGTAATTTCTGTAAAAGAATATCCGCTTTTATGGCCTTCATTCCTTTCCATAAGACCTTTTTTTTATAGGTGGGACAGTGGGTAAGTAGCACTCTTTTTATTTTTTCATCTTTTTTTATCTTTTTATCCAGTTTTTCTTTTTTTTCCCAAGGAATACCACTTACTTTTATTAAAATAGAACTGTCTTCCCTACATCTAAAAGTAATATCCTCGTATGCCAGCTTAGAAATAACTGTTTGTCCTGTTTTTGCTTTGTTTAAGACATTTACCCCCGATTTACTAAGGAGTTTCAAATCATGATTGGGGATGTCATGATTCCCACAAACAGAGATAAAAGGACTTGGTAAGTGTTCCAAGGCCCATCCTACAAGATAGTTAGATGGTTTAGGAGAATCAAAAATATCTCCTGAATCTAAAACAGGAATTTGTTCATTCTCGTTTTGTAGGTTTTTTATAAATTGTAATTTTTTTTCTTGTGTTTTAAAAAAATTGTCGGTTCTACAAACAGGGGAAGTTTCTCTTAAATGGATGTCGCCCGTTAGTATGGCATCAGGTCTTTCTTTATTCTTTTTTTTCATTGAAATAATTCCTAGTTAAAAAACAGGTCTTCTTTTTTTTCTTTTTACAGGGACATTTAGTTTTAATTCATTTTTAATATATTGGTCGGGATTATCAGACCAAACAGTAGTTGTCACTACTTGTTTATTTTTCTGTTTATTTGAGTGTGTGTTTCCTTTATAGGGCAGATTGGTTATAAATTCAATGTTATAACAATTCGTTATATTTTTGTAAATAATCACTTCTTCTACTTCGAAAGAAATTTGTGTGTTTTTTTTATTGTTTATTCGTTTTTTCATTTTTCCCCTCTTCCACATAATGGGCAAATTTTAGGCATTTTCTTGTTGAAGGTGTCTTTTGCAGCGTTTATTTTAGAAATTAAATAATCTTTTTCTTGTGTGTATTCTTTTATTTTTTTAATCAGATAGTGTATTTCTTTTAATTTTTCTTGTTTTTTGTTCTTTTCTTTTAATTTTTCTACTAAAAGATTTACCTTAGTTTTGTCTTGTTTGAAACTTTTTAGTTTATCCAAAAAAGGCAGTATTTTTTTGTAATCTTTTGTTATGTGTAAAAGCTTTTCTTTCCTTTTTTTTGTCTTTTTAAATTCACAGTTTCTTTTATCCAGAAGAATAATGGATTCTTTGTGTTGAACCAAACTCTTTCTTCTTGTGTTTTCTTTTTTCAGACACTCTCTTTTTAAAATTATTTTTTCTATTTTTTCTACTTTTTCTTTTTTCTTTTTTAGTTCTTCTTTCCTTTTATTTATTTGTTTTGCTGTCAGAGAAAGGGTGTTAATTCCCTTATATTTTTTTAATTTATTTTGATTAATAGCAAGTTCATTTTTTAAAAAACTAATTTCTTTTTTTGTTTCATTTATTTCTCTTTTAATGTGTATCAGAGATTTAGGAATTATTGTTAGATTAGCGGCTTCTGCCAGCTTTTCCCCTATTTTGGACGACTCCCCTATAAAGTAGGGGGAGTCGTCTTGTTGTTGAACATTCAGTTCTTTCATGTTAAGAACCGCGTTTACTTCGTTAGGAACGGTTGTTCCTATTGCTCTCATGTTAAAAAGAGACCTTCCCTTTTTAACAACGTATCCATTAAAAGAAGAGGATTTTTTTCTTATAACAATTCCCTCTTTTACGGTTAGTTTTATTTTTGCTTCCTTTTCTCCCCAAGAAATAAAAGAATCTCCCACGGGTTTGTTAAAGATACACCAAAACAAAGCTCTGACTATTGAGCTTTTGCCGGAACCTCCACTTCCGACAATAACGTTAACTCCTGGATTAAGAACAAGTTTTGTTTCGGCATGACTTAGAAAGTTTTTTATTTCTATTTTTTTTATCATCTTACGTGTTCTTTTTTATCGCGCTGCTTCTTCCAAAGAGACGAACAGCTTGATAAACGTAAGAAGCCCTAAACGCACTCATACCACGAGCTCTACAGAGCAAGAAAAGCTCTTTATCGGCAAGCTTTCTGTAGGACATAGGAAGCTTACCTTCCCTGATTAGGTAATATAAAGCATCATGGGCTAAAGCCCCCAACATGAAAGTGTCAGTGTCTATTGTGGGGCCACTTGGCCCGTCCCAACAAAAACCGGAACTTATCGTTAAAAGTCCTTCTCGGGGGGGAATCGCTTTTTCAAATTTAACAAACTCGCTTTTTATTTTTTTCGAAGGAGGAAGACAACTTGTAAAAATACTTCCTGTTTGCACCAAACGATATTTGAAGGAACACTCTTCATATTGTATTGGAAACGTACCTTGAATTGTTTTGTACATTTTTACCTTTTTTACCTTTCTAATGTTCTAGTTTTCTATCCAAGATTCTCCTTGATGTTTCTCTGTAGGTAGAGAAACATGGATAATACCTTTTTTTGGGTAATAGATTAATTGTCCAAAAGAAGGTACTTGTCTTTTCATGTAATCATAAACTTTAATAAGCTCCTCATTACACAAGCTTAAGTAAAAATCGCAAGCACAGGAATAGCCCTCAAATAGGTGATCTGAACTGATACTTCCCCCTTCTTTTTTGTTTAACACCTTTGTTCTTTTTCCTGACGTTATGATTAACCCTCCCCAACAAGCATAACCATGATTTGAAAATTCTCTTGTAGGTTCAAGAATGGTTTTAGATAAAAAATAAAGTTTGGTGACTTCTTTTTCACTAAGAAGCGTGTCTTTTATAAGATTGGGATGGTTTGCAGAAACAGCAAACTCCGATAATTTAAAGTTTTTTGTTAGTTGTCTTTCTGCATTAAGCACTACTAAATTCCTTTTTTTATTTATAAACAGTTCCTTCAAAAGCAGACAAAAGAGAAAGTGTCTCACACTTACCAATAATTATTTTTTCCAAAAGTTGGTTTGCGTCTTTTTCTATTTGAGCGTGAAGCACTTCTATCTTCTCTTCATCCAAAACATCTTTTGCTTCTAAATATGAAAAATCAAAACAATTCCAAAAAGCTAGGTTTTGCGAGTAACTGTTTCTGATTATTCTGTCTATTACCACCTCTTCCGAAATAAGTTTGACTTCTCCTTTATAAATAAGTTGGGTTTTTTGTAAATTTGAAAGTGATTTGCCTTTTTTTGTGTAAAGGCTTGTTACTTCCTTTTTTTTCTCTTTTTTTATTCTTTCCACTCTATTTGTAGTGAATTCAATTTCTGCTTTATTCATCTTTTTATTTTCCTTATTTAAAAGTTGTGTTTTTCAAAATGTCTTCAAAAACAAAAATCAACGTGTTGCTGTTTATTAATATTTTTCTAAATCGTACTTTCACGTGTAGAAATTTATTTATTTTTTGTGTTGTCAAAAGTATTGTCTTTTGGTTGTTTTGTTTAGCAATCAGAAAAGGAATCTTTTTATAAATATTCGCTTGTCTGATTGTCTCTTTCCAAAATTTGTATAGATTTCCTTTTCTGTTTAAAAAAAAAGAACTTAGTTGTAAATTTTTATAAAACTTACATTCTATATAAAGAGCGTTTGTTAAACACATTCCTTCTTGTGATATAGAGGAAATATCCCCACTTTGATTTTTTAATAACTCTCCTTTCTTTTGAAAAACGGTGGCTCTGCCACCTGACATGGCAGACCTCCAAAATAAATCTTTTTTTCTTCCCTCACTTATCCATAAAGAGAGGCTTTTACAAATCTCTCTTTCAAATCGACTTCCTTTGTTTTTTCCTTTCTTACTCATATTTGCTCTTTCTTTGCGTGGAACTTTCTTTCTCTTCTCTTTCCCACCTCTCTTTTACTTTTTTTTCTAAAAGGTCTTCTTGGTTGTTATCCTCAACAAACAAAATAAGTTCCTCTCTTTTGAAATTTTTTCCTTCCCATTTTATTTTTTCGGATTTTTTTTTGCTTATTTTTCCATTAGAGGATTTCAACCCAAACAAATAGTCTATGTTGGAACTAATGTTATCAATTCCATATTCAAAAAACAGATTAAGGAAAACATCCCTAAAGGGTGGCCCTATTTTGTTTTTTGTGTTTTTTACTTTTATCGACACCCCAACCGCTTTGTTTTTTTTTAGCAATACTTCCGATTTGTACAACCAAAAAGTAACACTGCTATAATAGTCTGGTGCTTTCCCCCCTGACTTTTTGTATTTAGGGGAGAATAAACCCCCTCCTATGTTTTCCCTTAGTTGAGAAACAATAACCAGAATAAAGTTTTTCTGTGCGATAATATCGCTTATTACACGAAAGAAGGCACTTAACTTTTTTTGTTTGTCTAAATTGTATCCGGAACTGGAATCTTTTTCTTCGTCAAACCCCTCTCTTTCTTTTTTTGTCGGTAGAGCATCAAGTGAGTCAAGAACATAAATAAATTTTTGTCCTTTTTTTAATTTCTTAACTTTATCCTTTATGTTAGTGATAAAGTGCTCCAGAGTGGAGCTGGATTCTTGATCGGAAGGAATTAAACTAAACCCAAAAAGATTTTCTGAAAAGTTGTGTCCAGCTTCTACATCATCATAGAACCATCTGAAATTTTTCCCATATTTTTTCCTACCAGCGGCAATAAAATCGCTGGCAAGAAAGCTTTTCCCTGTTGAATAATCACCAGCAAGAGTTATTATTCTTCCAAAGGGCAGTCCTTTTTTAATGGAAAGATCCATTAAAGTTGTTCCCGAAGGAGAGAACTTAATTCTCTCCTTCTTAACCTCCTTATTATTTATTAATCTTTTCATGTCATGCTGAACCTTTATTACTTCTTTTTCTTTTTTACATTTTTAGACATTTCCTTTTTCATTTTTTTACAGGAAGAGAAGAACTCTTCAAAGTCTTCTTCACAATCAGAACAATCTTCTTCCTTTTTGAAAGACTTGCCCATTTCATGTTCATAGGGGCATTCGTCTATGTCTTCTTCCTCTTCTTCCCCATCTTCCTCATTATCGTTTTCTTCTTCGTCGTCGTCCTCTGGTTCCTTTTCGTCCTCTTCATCACCTTCTTCAAACCTAAAGAGGGTTTTTATTTTTTTATAGGGCAAAATTTCTAAAATTTCATCCAAATTATGCACTTCTTCCAGAATTTCTTCATCATAAGCTTCATCTCTTTCTTGAAATTCAATCTTGTTTGGGGTGACGAACTTCCCCCCTTTAAAGGTTTTTTCTTTACCTTTAAATGAGATGGATGCGCCATCTTCTAGATCGGCAAAAGCGAGGAAATCGTTTCCCTCTTCTCTTTGCTCTTCTATTTCTTCCATCATCAGCCTTTCAAACATGTGGTAGCTGATGTCCCACACCTTGATTTCTCTTTTTTTGTCATTGCATTCTATAACGTTGTATAGTGTTCGGGGCTTGGCCCCTATTTCTGCATAATTATCATCATCCACTTTTTCACAAATCGGACATTTCTTTCCAATTGTTTTTAGGCAAACAATGGTCTTGTTTTCTGGGCCTATATTTCTATGTACCCAAAAATCCTTTTTATACTCTTCTTCTCCCTTCGCATTAATAAAAGGAATGATGTCAATTAAGTGTCTAACACCTTTTTTTATCACAAAGGTCTCTGCCTCTTTTGTGAAGTACCGTGTACCTCCTTTACTTTTTTTAATTGCTTCTTCTACTCTTTTTCGCAATCTTTCTTTCATTTTCCTTTTTTCATTCTTTTTATTTTTCTTTGCCATCATGGTTTTCCTTTTTATTTATTAACAAAAAAACACAACACTTTGTTCTTACTTAACCCTCCTTTCTTTTCTTTTTTTCCCTGAGTTTATATAATATTCAGAGAGAAACAATTGAATTAAATTATTCAACTGGTATTTTTTTGTTTCGATTGTCCCTAAAAGTGTGTTCGCCTCATCTACTTCCCAAGTAGATTGTATTAGGGCGTCGTATGCTTCTCTATAGCTGTTTTTTGTTTGACACACCTCCTTCACTATCTCATTGGTGGGAGATCCATTAATTCCATATTTTTTTGGATTTTTCCGAATTTTTCTTTTTAAAGAAGATTCTATAAAATTTAGATTTTCTTTTGCCACCATTTTTTTCTTGTTTAAAAAACTTACGTTTCCAGAGTATTTTGCAAACAACCCCGCCATTTTCAAACACTCTTCATCCAGTCTGTTTGGATTAATGCTAGAATCTTTTTCAAAAACACTTACATCCATTATAAATCCCTTTCTTAGTAATTTTAAGAATATCCTTTTGTTATCATGCGTTCTTTTTTGTTAACAAATCTTTTGGCAATAGAAAACAAACGTTCTGTTTCTTCTTCTATTCCTTTTCCATTTACCCCCTCTTTTGTTGTGCTTCTGTACTCTACATTTACTTTTGTATTACCATACTCTACTGTTGGTATGGTTTTTTCAAAAAAAACTTTAATCTCTATCATAAAAAACTCCTTTAAACAAATAACGACTCGTAACAAGCCAAAACTACTCCTGGAAAACCTGTGTCATAAAAAGGTTCTGAAAAATTATTCATAATCACAGAAGCCTTTTCCTGCCTGCTACCGTTTAGAAGAATAGAGGAACAATAAGAAAGAATAACTCTTCTTATTTTTTCAGGGTCTTCCTTTTTTAAAGAACACAAAACGGCACAAACATCTCTCCATGTTTTTCCAGAATGAACAAGTATTCTGGCTAAATCAATGATTTCTCCTTCCTTTTCTTGGTCTATCCTTAATAAACTTAAGCTTTCTTTGGTGTGTTTAATGTCTATAATCTTTTCTAATAACTTTAGAGAGGCTCTTGGCATCCCTTCCGACATTTCATAAATTTTTAATTTAATTTCTTTCTGTAGAACAGTCTCTTTTTCTTTTTTTGAGACAGTGTCCAATAAGAAAAAAGTTTCTTTTTTAGTTAAAGGGGGTATGTCGTAGATAACACACCTACTTCTAACTGTGGGAATTATTTTATTCACCTCTGTTGTGCATAAAATAAAAACGGCGTGTTTTGGAACATCCTCTAATATTTTTAGTAATGCGTTTTGGGCTGCACCCGTAATCTGGTGTGCTTCGTCCAACAAGTATATGCTGACTTTACCTAAAACAGGATAGTATTTAGCTTTTTTAACAATATCTCTTATAGAATCAATTCCTCTGTCCACAGAAGCATTTATTTCATGGAAATCTATTGGATTGCATTCTAAGATTGAACCTATAATTCTAGCAAAAGTTGTTTTTCCACAACCCGAAGGGCCATGAAACAGAAAGGTTTGAGGTTTGTTTTTTTTTCCTAATAATTTTTCTAAAGAATTTTTTGTTTCGTCGTGCCCAACTATTTGTTCGAAACAATTGGGTCTATATATTATATCTAATCCTGCCACCTTTGTTTTTCCTTTATTTTCTAAAGAGTTGTTGCAAGAAATCTATTTAAAACACTCACTAATTTAATGACGAAATGTCAATCTTGTGTTAGTTTTTGAATAAAAATCATCAAAAACCTCCATAAAATTTTTATCTAACATAGCATGTATAACCACACACTTTAAGCACAACACAGAATTCTTTGTTGGTTTTTGTTTTATGTATTTTTTATTACAAAGTGTTTTTTTAGTTCGGAATCGGGGTACATGAAGACACATTTTCTTTTTTCTCCAATTTCTTGCTCCATTTGACAGAAAAATCAAATAAATCATTGGAACTGTTTCCTTGTGGCACTCTCACCAAAATAAAATCCTATAAGGGAGAGTCGTTTACTCAGTTTTTATCCTCCCGAATGTCCCACCATATTACTATAAGGAGCACAGTTACCCACGTGACGGCTGCTGCCAGCATCCCTGCAAACAGCATCATTTCTAACGGAATGCTTTTTAAAAATTCAAATATCATCATATTCCCCCTTGTGTTTATTCATACTATATTCCTACATAGCCGAGCACTATGGCTACGCATCCATTAGCTGTTTTCCTTATGCGGGCTCTTTTCCTTTTGCTCAGAGGCATTTGCCCTACAAAGTGTTTATGTCCATACACCTCTCCAACGTCATATATAAACTTTTTTACAAGCGATATGTTTTTGCTTTTGTCTCTCTGGGAGGTTGCTTTATAGATTAGCGTCTGATATAAATCATTTAAGAGTTTATTCTTACAAATATCCAATTGAGAGAATTTCTTTTTTACAAAACAACCTGGCTCACAATAACTCAACATGTGTTTGTACTCACCTATTCCCAAGATAAAACATTCTATTTTCTCGTCGTCATACAGCCCTAAGAAGTTACACCCGCATGTTAACGTTAGTATAGCCCCCAAACTGAACTCCTTTTTCATTACAAAACCTCTATCCAAAAAGTTGTATATCTTATATTTTCTTTTCCCACACAACCCCATTTTGGCTATGCAGATACCAGCGGGAGCCGTCGTTGTACGGAACCAGCCCCATCTCCCACAACTTTATTATCGACGAGAAATCCGTTTCATATTCTATTTTGAAGAAAGAAGTCGTGTACCCTCTCACAGAATCCAGCATGGACGCCCTCATGGGATATATCAGGGAATCATCCATGTCGCCCCACGACACAGCCCACACCTCATTTACCACCGTACTCCATATATTAGCGTCTACAGAAGCATCCAAGGTGTCCCACAAGACATCCCACACAGAATCCGCCGCAGAAGCCCACTCGTGCACGAGAGCTATTATCTCTGGTGTTATTTCCTTAGGCGGTGCTATCGCAAAAGGATTGATAATTTTCTTCATAATCAATTCAGGTGCCATCTGCTGGAAATCCAACTTGTGTAAATACGCTAAGACATCCCTCTTACATGGCGGGGTCTCTCCTTTAGTATCAAGTTTTAGCTCCTTCGTCAGTGGGTTGTATTCCCACTTCGTTAGTGTGTCCTCATACGCTCCGATATACCCGTATCTATGGGCTATCGACGTATGCGAGTCAGAGGAGTGGTTATTAGAATTGTGTTTTTTTAATTCTTTTCTTTCTTTAGCATTGAAATAGAGGTAAACACCCTCTGGGGTAGTACAAAACGAGAAAAAAGCGCACATAATAATCTCCTTTAGTTTTAGGTAATGCGTTTATTTATATTTTATCCCTACGTAGTCCAATACCTCACTCATTCCTAAGTTTTTTATGCAGTACCGCCACAATTTAGGATGGGATTGCTTCAATAAAATAAATTGGTTAGTGCCGGTTTTCTTCTGTTCCTGATACGCTCCGAAGCCGCAGAAAACGCAGCCTGTGGTCTTATACCCCTTGTCATATATGGTTGCGTAGGGAAGGTTGCTCTGTTGGATATAAGCCCATATATCCTCTTCCCGCCACAGTGACAGCGGCTTGGACTTCGGCTCTCTTCCCATAAAATTACATCCCTGCTCCTTATAATACTTTGTTCTGAGAGAGGACTCGTCCGCTCTTATCCCTATAAATGGAACCCTGCCTGTTTCCTTTTGATACTGCTTCCCTGGATACTTCTTCAACTTGTCGCAGCATGCGTCAGATATGGGAAAAGGAGCGTCTAATAAGAACCGCCACTTGTTAGGGAGCTTTGCATTATCCTTGGCGCAAGTTGTCGTTTTATTTCGTTCTGCGCACTCAACATTACATCGTTTGGTTCCTTGAGGATTGCAGTCCCTCCCGTAGAAAGTCCGGCAGGCAAGGTATGCCGATTGCGTTCTGGACAACTGCCGTACTTTTCTCGCTATGTCCTTGGAAGGCACAGGTCAACCATACTGTTCTATTACCTCCCTGAATGAAAGTTTCGGTTTCACGAGCACCACATTGGGCGTGTCCCTAACAAAACTCCGTAATTCTGGAAACTCAAGGCCCGTGTCGCTGAATACTGCCGGAACTTCGGGATACAGAGAACGGACAAGGTGTAGGAGAACGGTGGAATCCTTCCCGCCGGAAAAGGCCACGTATACCATACCGTTATGCAGTTCGTACCACTCTCTTATTTTGCTTAGTGCTATTGCTACTTTATAATGCAGCGGTAGCAGTAGCAGACTGTTGAATTCTGTTTGTGTCATGTTTTATTATAGACTCCTTTTTTAAGCTGTTTTTTGCTTGCCTCCAAAACAGCCCTGCCAATTAACTCAGGGATTTGTGGTACGACAGCGTTACCTAACTGCTTAAGTCTGTCCATCCTTGCGGATAGCCCATTATTTCCTCCACAAAGATAGGATTGATCTTCTTGCCGAAATTTAAAATCATTAGTTCCGCTACGGACAAAGAAAAAGTTCTTCCACATGACCGTTTGTACACTTTTCTTATCTGCTCTTGGGTAAATGTTAAGTGGAAACCGCAGCTTGCCGTGGGGGTAGGCAATAATCCAGAGTCTATCCCTCTGATGAGGCGCACCAACGGCGGAAGCCGGTATGCAGTGCCATTCTGTGTCGTACCCGATCTCGGCCAAGTCTCCGAGAACTCTTGACAGTCCCCGTCTTCGCAAAGCCGCCACATTTTCCACGATTGCGAATTGCGGTCGTATCTCGCTAATAACTCGGCACATTTCCGACCATAACCCTGAGCGTTCTCCTTTGATGCCTGCTCCTTGGCCAAGATTGGAGATGTCTTGGCAGGGAAAACCTCCGCAGATGATTTCAATGTTTGTGATTCCATCTTTTTTAAGTTTTTCACAAGTTAGCTCCTTGATGTTTTGGTAAATGGGGATTGTCGGCCAATGTTTCTTCAGAACTTGTCGGGCTTTCTTATCTATTTCGCAAAAGGCTACTGTTTTGAATCCGGCTCTTTCAAGACCTAAAGAAAACCCACCTATGCCACTGAAAAGGTCTAAGACTTGGGGCGTTTTAAACATATCGTCTCCTTTAGAAGCACCTACTTTAAATCAATGTCATAAATCACGCCATGCTTAGCGCAATTTGAGGTTATCAGGTTGCCTATAAGTAAGACCTTTGACACGAAATGTGTGAAACCATATAACTTAAAAAGTGTCATGGCAAAGTTTGCTTCCGTGTCTACGGTCCATGAGAGGTATTTGCTGTTCAAAAAGTACATTTTCCCGTGATTTGCGTCAGATGGACACGCAGGGTCAAAGACTACGACAGCTCCTTTGAATTTAAGGTTCTCAAATCCTGCCCTTGCCATATCCGCATCAACAAAGCGGCCATATGTAGGTGTTAGACCCTCATAGGCCTCATAGGTAGCCTGGTCACAGATAATTAAATCAGGGTGGTCGCTCCCTTCGGAGCACGCATCGTACATCCTCGTCATTTTTCGTAGTAACGTGTCAAAGGGTGCACCTAATTTACCGCCTTCCAAAGTTTCATTTCGCCACCAAGGGTTAGTGCTCCTGTCGATACCTCCGAGACTGCCAGTTGTTGGGTCATCAGCCACGATACCGGCCAAACCCATTATGTCCTTACCCTTGTTACCTGTGCCGTCACCAAAGAGCATGGCACCTAATGTGTTACACATAGCCACTTTTAGTTTATTGACTTTATTGTCAATGAGCATCTTTAAGTACGTCGGGTACTGTAAATATTCTGTAATGTTAACTGTTATCGCGCCACACACGCTCTTATGTGGAAATTCAGCTATTAAGTGTGGTTTAGCGCTAGGTGATACTGGCAACACTAAGTCACTAGACTTAGTTACAGGCAAAGTCTCAGTAGTCCTTTTCTCCCCATCAAAGACTACTGTTTTTCTGCCCTTTTTCCCAAGCCAGTGCAGTAACGGTATTCGTGTGTATACGTGGTCGTGAACAGCTCTTAGATGCCCTTGTGACATCATGGAGGTCATGTCATCCTCCACACGCCTTGTATCTATCATTTTGATTACTCCTTCATCTAAACTTCGGTGATATTTTTCCCCCACCCGCTACTACTGCAATGGCTTGGTTTAGCAGTTTATTTAAGTTAATTTTATCATCCGCGAGGGCCGCATAAGTAGCAGCCTTAGCATAAGCATAAGCATAAGCAGCAGCAGCAGCATAAGCAGCAGCAGCAGCATAAGCAGCAGCATAAGCAGCATAAGCAGCATAAGCAGCATCAGCATCAGCAGCATAAGCATCAGCATCAGCATCAGCAACTTCAGCAGCATAAGCATAAGCAGCATCAGCAGCATCAGCAGCAGCATCAGCATCAGCAGTTTTAGTAAAGTTGTTATTTACACACTTTACCGTTGACTCTATCGCTATCCTTGGTCCATTGTCGTCTGGATAACGTTTTTCGAAAATAGGCAACACCTCTGTTGCCCAATAAATCGAAGATAGACTTAGTATTTTTCTTTTGTCATTACCTGTGTGCCACTCTGGTAGTGGTATCTCTTCTATGGGAGTTAGTTCAAAAACGCCCACCTTATTGCTCTTTTTAATTATTATCTCCCCTTCACATTTAAGAATTTTCGGAGATTTAATTTTAAGATGGACGTGCATAAAAACCAGGGCGAGGTTGAGGTGTTCATATGCGTGGAACACATCCTTTGAACAAATCCTTGGGTTGTCTATAATGGGTTTTTTACGCATCACCCCTATCTCCCATTTTGTGTGGTTACGAGTCTCCATTTTCTCATCAACTACTTTATAAAGCATCATTTTTAGTCTCTCCCTACGATGGGGCGCGTAACACGCCCCACCGCGTTGTTTAATAATTCCTCATAAACAACAACAAATACAGCATCAGCCGCAGCAGTGGCCGTAGGCGTAGTAGCAGCAGAAGAAGCACCAGCATATGTAGCACCTTTGGTAAGGCTGTTATTTAAGTATTCTATCGCCCATTTTGTATTATCCTGGGTCTCCCTATTCTTCTTGACCGCTTTGTAAATTATCATTTCGGTGTCTCCTTTATGATATATGTAAAATTACAAATCCTCACGAAATAAGATCCCCTAGGGGGCTATACTCGCTCCTTACTTCTCCTTACTCAATCAATTTCTAATTTAGTGGTTTCGTGCCAATTTTTACCCACTTTAATTTCAACATTTAAAGGAAGTGTTATCCATTCAAATGCTTTAGGTAACTCTACACAGGAAACTCTTTTTATTGTTCCCACAACTTCTTTTAGTTTTTCTTCTTTTGTTCTCACAAACAGAGAATCATGTATTTGGGCAGCAATACTTGCCCCTAAACATTTATCTCTTTTAAAAATCTTATTTGCCTCTACGAGACTCCAAAGAAGGCAATGGAAAGCACTTCCTTGTATTGGGTAATTCACCACTTGATTTTTTTTCATAAAACCAGAACACTTAAAACCTGTTTTTAAGTAAAAATACCCTTTTTTACAATATTCTTCATAAAAATCTTCTTTCCATTTTTTATATCCATAAAACCGCTTATTCCATAAAATATCTTCAACAGATTTTAAGTGCTCTTCGAAATCTTCGTAACAAATGATTCCTTTTTCAAAGAAATGCTCCAGAACAAAAACACCCGACTCTAATTGTACTCGTTCGTTTGTAATTGTCTCCCACATATTCTTTGCGCACTCTTTGTAATACGATCCATAGAACTGAGGGAAAACGAAACCGTTTTTTGTGTAAAACCTACACATTTTACTAATTTCATCTTGTTCGCACAGAAAAATATCTTTTGCTGTGTCCCTATGCATATCTGACTTCGGGTCAAGTAGATATTTAATCATATTCTTATCTTTATGATGACAAGCACCAATAACCACTTCTAAGCCTGAATAATCCGACTCAAGAAGTATTTCCCCTGGTCTTGCTATAATCCCTTTTCTTGCTATCCTTCCGGCTGTTTCATCCCTTACAGGAATATTTTGAAAGTTTGGGTTTGATGAGTTGGATCGGAAAGAGACAGCCCTATTCAAATCGAAGAAAGGGTGTATTTTTCCTTTAACCTCTTCTCTCAAAAAACTTTCTATGTAGGTAGATCTGAGTTTATTCAATTTCCTTATTTGTAGAATATTCTTAATAAAGGATATGTTTTCATATCTGTGCAAAACAGGCTCACTCACTGCCTCAAGTCCTTTTTCTGTTCTTTCTACACACTCTTTTTTTAAAATTTTGAACAGGTATGTTCTTAGTTGATCGTCACTAACAACATTTTTTATTTCTAAATTACTTCTTTTTCTTTTAAACTTTTCTATTTTTTTAAGTTCTTCGGAGTTTCTTATTTTTGTTTTTAAGGCTGTTATTTCTTTTTTTACTTTTATTTTTTCTTTTATATAATGTTTTTTGTCAACATATATTCCATTTTTTTGAATATCAGAAAAAGCTTTGGTTGCTTTAAGAAAAAAGGAATGATTTAGATTTTTTATTTCTTTTTTCTGGTCTTCATAAAGACGAAATTCCAAGAGACTGTCTAATCCACAATAAAGAAGGAGCTTTTTTAACGGAGCATTTTCAATCAGATTAATCCTGTTTCCATCTTTTTCATTTTCCCCTTCTTTAGTGCCTTTTATATATCTTTCTACTTCTTGGTCATATCCAAGAATTCCATATCTAATGTATGCTTGGAACTTCAAGCCTGTGATGCCTGTACGATTGTCTATTATATGAGCATTGACCATGGTATCCCATACCCAACCTTTAGGTTTATATCCCAGAATAACTCTTGTCCAGATATCTTCAAACTTAACATTTTGTGCTATTTTTTTAATACTTTTATCTGTTAATACTTCCTTTAAAAGTTTTAAAAAAACAGTGTCTTTATAAACAGGAAAAGAAAACACTTCTTGAGAAGAAACGGCAATGCTCATGCAGACAATCTTATGTCCTTTTTTATAAGGTTTCAACCCCGTTGTTTCATAATCAAAAGCAATTTCTTTTGCGTCTTTTTTTATCCTCTTAAGGCAGGAAATAACGTCCTGCTTTTTTGTTAAAATTGTTACTTTTTTCTCAATGTCTTCTTTTTCTGGTAGTGGTTTTTTCCATTTAATGGCTTTTTTTAAACTGCCCCTGAACAGTTTATGTAAAACATTTTTATCATTTCTATATGTTTCGTCAAGATCATAGTTGTACATTGTCTCTAAAGAATAGTTCGGAAAAACCCAACAATTATATTTATAATCAGGAATAGAAAAACCCACCCATTTATGTTCCTCACCTATTCTATTCATCCGCTTCAAGAGCAAACTGTTTATGGGGTATTTTCCTAATGGAATTATTTTTTTAGGTTTTATTTTTTTTATTATTTTATTTATTCTTTTTTGACAGCAAGTTACTTCTTTAAGAGAAGGTTCCCTTTCTGGATGACATTGTATGGAGGGACAAACCCAACAATCTTTTTTTAAAACAATGTCCAAGGCTTCTAAGGCTTCTTCCAGTATATAAATAGACTCTTCTTTTGGGAAAGTAGTTATAAAAAGGATTTCTTTTTTTCCTTTTCCATATAAGCCTGTTTGGGAAACATTACAAGATTTATAAAGACCACACACCTCACAGGAATCAATTTGTTTTTTAGAGGAAGCGGTCATTTTATTAAATTCTTCTTTAACTCCTATTTTTTCAAAAAAACCTTTCATTCACAAACTCACTGAAAGAAGATGTTTACTGTTTTTTGATAGAAAAAGAAGTTTGCCTTCTTCATCATTTATTTTCGTAAAATATATTTTTTTATTTTTATAACTCAATAAGTTCCATAAAAAATCAGGATTTATTTTTAACTCTAGCGTTGGGCCAGAGTAGGAGCATACCACTTTTTCCGTATGACTTCCTGCTATGCCCTCTCCTATGAAGGTGCATTCATTTTCTCTAAAACGACATGTGATTTCATAATCCTGCACAAACAGAGAAGAAAGAAACACTTTAGAAACATCCAACGTTTCTTTTATTTCTTCCGGGAAAGAAATTTGTGTTTTTTTTATAATTTTGAATAGGCCAAGCACTTCTTTGCTTGGATAAGTAATGTTTGTTTTTCTGATGCTGAGAATATTTTTTCTTTTTTTAAAAAGGAGCCAATTAGAACCTATGCCAAACTTATTAGGCTCCATTCTTTTGAGATGTGGAATAGCTTCTTTTGGAAGAAGAATCTTTTCTGCAATTTCTTCCGTAAGTTTAGCTATGCTTGCTCTTATCCCATCACAGAATAAGATATTTTTACCAAAAATAGAAAAATAATTTAGAACCTCGTTTGGGTTCTGTTTTGTGTTTTTTCCCATAAGGGAAACTGCTTCATTGAAATTTTCTGGTAAGTCGTGCCAAAGAACTTTTTTTCTTAAAAAAGGCTGTGTTCCTTCTTCCAGAGAATAAAGTTTGGTCTTTGTCCTCCTTCCTTTAAAAACTAATGTTCCTTCTTCTGTGGAATAATACAAAAACTCTTCTTTTGTTTTTTGTAGAAAAGTGTGTAATTCCTCAGAAGGGTAAATTCCTTCTATTTTAAGAATGTTTTGTGTGGACATAACAAAACATCCATCATGGCTTATTGATTGTATTTCTTTTTTTGTAAAAACAACAAAATTAACACTTTTGTTGTTTCTTATTGAATTCAACAAAAAAAGTAATTTACTGGTTTTTATTTTTTCCATAAAATGCCTATTGTTCGTCATTTTGGTGTTTTATGTGGTATGTGAAGGAATCTTCACTGTTTAAGTCAACCAGTTCTAATTCAGTTGGAGAGCCATTCTCTTTCTGATACCAGGAAGATTGCAGCATTATGAGAATGTCACACAGCTCAATGACCTGTTCCCTGTTTAAAGACACGTTTTTTATCTTTAACGTAAATTCTTTCTGTATTTTGCATGAACAGAGCATTGTAATATACTCCTGTTTTTTTGGAGGGTTGGAAGATGTAAGATGAGGGGGAGTTTTCATCCCCCTCTATTTTTTAAGAAACTTTTTATTTTTTCTTCTTCTTTTTTGTATTTTTTCCCTTCTTTTTTACTTCTTCTACTTCTATATAAAAACCATTCTCCCCTTTTCTAATGGGGATGTTTCTTTCTTTTTCCAACTTGCCTTGAAGGTGTACGCGGATGGTACCCTTCATGCTTTTTCTTTTCTTGTCTGGACGGATTTTTGTGAGACGGTCCAAAATCTCATCAACGACTAAGGAGTTCTCTTCTCCTACTGCAAACTCTCTCATTATTTTCTCAATGGAGTCCCCCACTTTGGGGTACTTTATTTTTTCTTTTTTCTCTTTCTTTTTTGTATTTTTTCTTGGTAGAAGTCTTTCTACCTTCTCAATAAACTCCAAAACCACTTCTTCTAAAGTGACTTTCTCGGCCACTTCTTCATCTTCATCATCTCCATTATCTTCTTCTACTTCATCATCCCCGTCATCTTCCTCACTCTCTTCGTCGTCATTGTTTTCTTCCTCTTCACTGTCGCTCTCTTCATCATCCTCTGTTTCTTCTTCTGACGCACCTTCTTCACTCTCTTCTTCGTCATCGTTCTCATCCTCTTCACTGTCACTTTCAAAGACAATGTGAGAAAAATGCTTTTCGAGAACCTTCTTTCCTTTTTCGGACAATTCTTCTATATCGTCTTTTCCCAAAAGCTCCAAGACGTTTTCCACGTCTTCAGTTAGATCATCCGACTTTAGATCAATGTCCTCTTCAAGGTCAAAGTTTTCGTTAAGTTCTTTCGCTAGGGAACTTAGTTCCCTCTTATTTGACTTTGTTGCCATTTCTTTCCTTTCTTTATTTTTTTACATATTTCAAAAAAAACACACTTTATCTTTTATTACATATAATTCCTCCTTTAAAAACACTCCCAAATTTGTTTGTGAAAGCCCCTTTGTTTTATTATACAGAAAAATTACAAAAAGGGAAGAAACACATATGTAAAAAATCGAATATTTTTTGATAATTTTTCTTTTACTAGTCATTTCATTTCATTTCATTAAAATTTCATGAAATTTTTTGGCAACATATTCATATAAAAACACTTTACATTTTTTAATTTTTCTTTTCTCAACAATTCTTCTAAAAAAGGAGAAAAAGAACCTTTTATTAAAAGATCACTCAAAAAAGCAATTGTGACGTTTTCGTTCTGCTCTCTTATTCTTCTTATTTGGTCTGAAATTCCACGAAACATGATTTTTTCTTCGTATTCTGTTACATACAAATGGATAGAATCCCTTTCTCTTAGTAATTCTATCTGGGTGTTGTTCTTAGGATAGCAAACAACCGTTATTATTCTAATGTTTTTGTGATTATACTTTAAGAGCACCTTAACATATTCGGGAAGTTCTCCCACTGTTATTAAGATTACTTTATGGTGTCTCACTAAACAAGTGATAAATTCCGTTACTTCTGATGTGAAAAAATCACATTCAACGGTTACTGTTTGTACTCCGCTCTCTTTTATCTTTATTAAAACCTCTTCCTTTGTTTTTTCACAAAACTCCGCTTGCTTTTCAGATTCTGAAATTACTAAATTATATGAAAAACAACCTTCGTCTGTAAGTTTGACTCCAAGTAGATTTGCCCTCATTTATCACTCTCCTTTTCTTTTTTTATTTCTATGAAAAGAAGGAACGTATGAATTAAGCAACGCCCTTCCTATGCTGAATTCTTGAAGCACAAGGGCTTCATCCGATTCATTAAAAACTCCGTGTCTTTTGGCTATGACACGTAACCTCATGCGCCTCATTTCCTTCTCGTCAACCGTTTGATTCAAACACCAAGCGGTTGAGCAGATATCTTGTGCTGCGGAAGAGTCAGCCCAATCTTTTCCTGAAACATCTCCTTCTTTTTTTGTGGGGGATACTTGAGAAGCGTTTATTACAATAACTCCTTGTTTTTCTGCTAGACTTTTACAACCTTCCCAAATCTCTCTTTTTTGGTAAGGCATCGGTAATTTCTTATCCCCTGCCATTTTATTTCCATAATCAATTAAAATGGCATCATAGCTGATGTCGTGATAATACCTCACGTTGGAAAGAAAAGTTTTCACTTGTTCCATTGTCGTAAAAGAAGAGAACTGTTTAAAATCTAAACGGCCTCTTCCATAATGATTTTTAAACTTTTTGAAATATTTGATTGCTTCATCTTTCATCAGATATTTTTTTCTTTTCAGAATAAACCATGAAGACGGTTTGAAGAAAACAGTGTCTTTACACGCTGTGCATGTAACATATTCTTTTGGGTGATAGCCAAAAGAATATTGCTGTCCTTTTTCATTAAATAGTCCTACGTTACACGTTCTTTCCTGTCTGGTACATGTATTTGTCTGGTTTAATAAACAGTCAAACACAGGGAGCATTATGTTTGTGTGTTTTTTCTCATCTTCTACTTTTTTAACTGGTCTTCCTTTTAGAAAAGAGGCCAGCCTCAACAGGGTCTTTTCCTCATCCATTTCAAAACTTATAAATAATGTGTTAAATTTTTGTAAAACTAAACCTACAGCCAGTTCTAAAAAAAACCATGATTTACCACTCTTTTGTCTCCCCATAAAAGCGTAAACCTCACCTTTTGACATAGGACCAATTAAACGTCCAACATCCCCTGTCAAAGTAAATGAATTTTCCTCATCCTTTTTTTCAAAAGCACTTCTTACTCTTTTTTCATCAAACAAAGAAATAACTTCCATTGAATCTTTGGTTATTTTTCTATAACCACTTATTAGGGCTTCTGCCTGTTCAGCGGAAGCATTTTCCATCCTTTCTTTTAACAGTTCTATCCTTTTTTCTTTAAAGTATGTTGTGGCTTTATCCACTAGATACTTGTTATTTACTACTTTTTTCTTTTTTGTAATTTTGTGTAAATAACACAAGATTAAATCTTTTTCATCCTCCTCTAAATATTCGGAGTAATCCTTAAAAAGATCAAAAATATCTTTTTTTGGAGCTTTTTTGTATTTATCCCAATACATTCTTATCTGTTCTATTATTTTTTTCAAATAAACGTTTGTGTAAAAACTAGGGTCAATAAAAGCCACACATTCTTTTAGAAAACTATCATTATTTATCAGTTGATAAATGATAGTTTCCTCTAATTTGTTCTTTTTTATTTCAACTTTTTTTATTTTCAATGTAACCCTTTCTACCCAATCAACGATAAAATTATTTTTTGAAATTTCTTTATAAATAATTATATTAAAAAATAAACAAAAAGCAAGAAAAAATTTCAAAAAATTAGGTTTTTTTCTTCTTGTAATTTCTTAATAAAAATATTCCATAAAGGGGAACCCTTCTTTATTGTTAACTCATTGATATTTTTAATCCAATCTTGTTTCAAAAAAACAGAAAATTCTTTGCAAAACAAGTAAAACGAAGGGAAAAAGTACAAAACTTTTTCATTTGTAATTATTTCCTCGTAAAAAGTTTTTATTTCATTCAAATTGATTACTAGTTTTTTTACTTTTATTTCACTTTTATTTGTAATTAAATTACAGAATATTTCTGTAATTTCAGGAAAAGGTGAGGTTACTTTACTTTGTAATAGTTCAGGAGGATTTATGTAATAATAAAAAAAACAACTAAAACCTGACATTGGGTTGTACAATAAATCAGGTAAGTTTTTAGGTAGGTGTTTTTTATTTCTTGGCCAATAGCCTTCTGTGTATAATTTATTCAGAGAATCAAAAACCTTAATTATTTCTGTATCTTTCCATTTCTTAGTAAAAACTTTTTTGCCCGTAACTTTTTTAAGTGATTCAGAAAAAACTTTATTTTTTGAGAATAATCCTTTTTTGAGCAGTATGATATTTACGTTTGCTTTTTTATAAATTTTTGTTTCAGGTTTTTTATGTTTGGGCACATTTGGAAATTTATTCCAAATTTCTAGATATTTTGATTTTTTGACAGAAATGTTTTTTTTATTGTTTTTGTTTTTTAATAAGACAGGAATTCTTTTTTTATTCAGAAGTGTATTATTAGCATTTATTACTTTATCATTTATATTATTAAATAGGTGGGGGGACACTATACTATTTATAGTATATAGTGTGTCCCCACCACTATAATCTGAAATAAAGGGGGGTATGGGGGGGTTTTTTTCTAAAAAAATTTCGGATAATTTTTTATATTGTATTTTTATCCAGAAATTTTTTTCATTTACCCCGTCTTTTTTTGTTTTTTTAATTTTTTTGATAATTCCTGCCTCACACAAAAAATTTATTTCATTTTCGATTGGGATTGGATGCCATGAATTGAAATTAAATTTGACCATTTTTTTGTTTTTAGCTTTTTTCAAAATATCTGTCAAAACAAATGCGGGAGAAATTCCTAGTTTTACCATCAGAATTTTTTTTACAGAAATTTCCTGACTAATATTTAATAAACTTTGTAGTTTGTTTTTCATCGTTTGTCCGCCCTGACTTTTAAAATAACAGTAAAACACTCAGTCTTGTATTCCTTTGTGTTTTTCTTTTGTAATAAATCCCTTCACGGAAGAGTCAATACTATTCCTATAGGGGGAGAGAAAGCTTTTTTTATGATTTTTCTTTTCTAACGTTTCAAAAGCTGTTTTTTGACATACATACTTTCTTTTTCAGAAAGAGAGCCAGGATCGCCCTTTTCCATTTCAAAAAGATTTACCTCTGTAAAAGGAGAAAGCAATGACACTAATTTTTTTGCTTTGATCTGAGCCTCTTTTCCAGAATCAAATAAAACCTGAACTCGTTTGAATTCTTTTAACAGTTTTACTTGTTTTAGTGTAAAGGACGTGCCGAAAGTGGCAACGGCACCATATCCTAGTCGCCAAACGTCTGTTATGCCCTCCACAACAATTACTGTATTTCTTATTATGTGATCAAAACCATACAGCACGTGCTTGTGTGGTACCAGTTCATTAATTTTTTTACAAGCCTTATACCTTAAAGGGGATTTTTCTGTGATATCCCTTCCTTGATATGATACAAGCTGCTCTTTATAAAAAATGGGAGCTATTATCCTGAACTTATAAGCTCCTAAATTTCTTGTGCCTTTTAATTTCCAAAATCTTTCCAATTTTTCCGGATCGAAATTTCTTTTTTCCAAATAACTTTTATGTCTGGAAAGAAGATTTTCCGATTCAGGAGGCAAAGAAAGTTTGCTACTAAAATTTTTGGGACTCTTTGCCCCTCTTAGGGCTTTTATTGGCTCAAAAAAAATTTTTTTTTCGGAGACTCCACTTTGATGTTTTTTTATTATTTCATAGGGGTTGTTAGAAAATGTTAATTGAGAAATGACCTCAATTAAGCTATGATGTCCACACTTCCAGCAATTAAACCCTCCCGTTCTAACATTAAAGCCTCCGTGAAAGCCTGAGTCAGAACAAAAAGGACAGTTTATGCCTATCCATCCAGAGCTAACATTTTTTCCCGTGTTAATGTGTTGAATAGAGAATTCGGATAAGAAAGAAAAAACGTCAAACATCTTTTAACATTTCCTTAAGAAATAAATTTAGGAGATTTTCTTTTTCTTTTACTTTTTTTCCGTCCATTATTTTTGATGTGTCGTTTCTTTTTTGTTCGATCAATTTTAAAAGTTTAGTTTCTATTGTGTTTGTGCCTACACAATAGTAAGAAAAAACTTTTTCTTTTTGTCCTATTCTGTGTACACGATCTTCTGCTTGATCATGTATAACAGAGTTCCAACCCAATTGAATTGTTAGTGTGTCTGATGCTTTTGTCAGAGTTAGGCCAGTAGAACAGCTTCTAAGATTGCCTAAAAATAAACGAATATTTTTGTTTTGTTCAAAAATAGTGGGGGCTTGTTTTTTGTTCTCTTTCTTTGTTTTTCCATCATATACGATGGAAGTTTTGGAAAATTTTTTGTGCAGTGCGTCTAAAGCAAAGGTGTTTTCTGCAAAAATTACAAGTTTTTTGTCTGTATTATGCAGAAAGTCAGACACCCAATTAATAATGGCTTCCATTTTTTCCTCTATTATCAATTTTTTTAGTTTGGTTATTTTGACCAAACTTAAGGCTTTTTTTGCACGGGAAGCGGCTAACGTTCCTTCTTCTTCCCTTAGCCAATTGATAAAATCAGATTCAGCTTTTTCATATCTTTTTCTGTTTTTCAACGGAACAGAAACGATAATTCTTGTTTTTAATGGAAGCTCTTTTAAAACCTTTTCTTTTTTTCGTCTAATCATAAGATTTGTTTTTAAAATTTTATGTAGTTTTTTGGAGTTTTTTGCTCCTTTGAAAGTTAGGCCAAACTTATTTTTTTCTGCGTAACAATAAGTATGCCCAAAACTGTATTTATTATAAAACATTTTTGGGCATATGATGTTTAGAGTGGTAAAGAGTTCCATGGGACTGTTTTTAAACGGAGTCCCACTTAAGGCTATCTTACAAGGGATTTTTTCTGCTAAGAGCTTTAATATCCCTGTTCTTTGAGCTTTTTCATTTGAAACATAGTGGCATTCGTCCCAAATTAGAACTTTTGCTTTTAATCTTTCCAGTTCCATGAACCAGAAAGAAAAAATCTCATAGTTAATTATGTAGATTTTGTTTTTTTCAAGTTTGTATGGGGTTTGTCCCTCTAAAACAAATCCCTTTCTTTTAGTGGTTTTAAAAAGTTCCATTCGCCAAGTCTCCTTTAGATGGGAAGGAACGACGATAATAACAGTTTTTTTGATATTTCCTGAGTGATTAAGCCACGCAAGAACTTGGGCTGTTTTGCCCAAGCCCATATCATCACTCAGGAGTGCCCCTCCATTTTTATTGATGTGCTTATCTAGTAATGCCACACCTCTTTTTTGGTAAGGATATAATGTGTAATAGAACCCTTTACACATTATATCCTTTAGGCTAAGCATTATTATTTTTCTTTTTTATAAAATTACGTTCAACCAAGAACCTTATCGTTCTTGAAATTCTTTCCCCTCTTTTATCGGATAATTCTTTTAAGAAATCGTACGTTTTTTCGGGAAAACGAACACTCAGAACGACAGATTTTTGGTCTTTTTCAAGTCTATTCATGGGTACCAAATAATAGTTATAACTGTGATGGTGGTAAAAATGAACAAAAAACATTTTCCTATATGTTTGATCTGTTCATAAAGAGTGTGTATTTCAGTTCTTGGTTTTTCTTCCATTAATTAGCTCCCTTCAATTTAATCATAAAGTTTGGATTTTATGATCATTGTCATAAGGTCTTCTGTCTTTATGTTTGATTTTATAAATAAATTCTTTAACATTTTGATGAACCTTGGTTCATCAAATGAGTACTTTCTTTTGTAGCTTATCTCTTCTAATATTTTTTTGGGACTTTTTTCTTTTGAAAGATATTTCAAAAAGGGGGTTATTTTCAATTTTAACAAAATATATAGTGTTTCTTTTTCCCAATATGATATTTCATTTAAGGAAAGTTTCATTAAGAAATTTCTTTCTTCTAGTGAAATTTCTGAAAAAGAAAGAGAAAGTTGTTTAAAAGTGTTATTTAAATTTTCTCTTTCTTTTTTTGTTGAAGTGTTGTAATTCATTTCAGTATCCTTAGTCAAGGAGCATAATATTTGACAAATTGAAAGAAATTCTTTTTTTGTATGAGTTGGTGTCTTAAAGGGTACTTCATTGTCCCTTTTTTTGTGATAACTTCTAGAACACTATATTCTTTATAGACAGGGTTATATTCTATACTACATCTTCTCACGCTATCACAGGGGATTGCTTGTTTTTTTCCATAGGTTTTTAAAAGTTTGTTATATGCCGCTTGCACTTCTTTATCCATTTGTTAATTCCTTTTTATTCAGTTAAGTATGTTGTGCAAAAAGAAACAACATCCCGTTCTTCTTTTGCTATTTTTTTGGCTTTATTTATTTCTTTTTTACTTGTTCCTTTTTTAGGAAAAAGAAAAATTTTCACTCCGTGTGGTCCTTGGAGAGAGGACATGTACATGATTTCGTTAAATGTCCCTTCTTCAACTGAAAAACACCAAACATCTTGCGTTTCTGTTATTTCAGGAAAATATTCTTTTCTCCAGTTTTTTTCAAAATTGGTTTTTTTGTAAAAATCCTTTACAATGAGGGAATTTTTTTGTAGTAACGACATCCACTAAAAAAAGAATTGTTTTTGACATGTGTTTTATTACCCTAATTAAGAAATTTCAACATTACCCCCACACGAAATTAAAAGATGGGGGAATAAAGATTTTGTAACTAAAAATAAGTTATTGTTAATTTTTCGTGTCTTTTGTAGTTTAGAAATTTCTGTTTGGAATTAAAATTTTTTCAGAAGTTAAGGAACACAAAATTTTTTGGGACTCTTTGCCCCTCTTAGGGCTTTTATTGGCTCAAAAAAAATTTTTTTCGGAGTATGGTGTAAAACCAAAAAATTCTTTTTATGGCACGCTTTTTGCAACAAAATAGTGTTGTGTGCTATCCTTTTGTTGCAGCATATTTCTTCTATGATGTAGCCTCTGTAATTAGGGCCACAATCCAGTATCCAGCCTACCTCGCGCAATGTTTTTATTGTCACATTTGTAATTTCTTGTTTTTTGGGACTAGGAAAGAACAATGTCGATTCTTTTCAAAATCGCATCACTTGTAATCCTCGATTTAATATGTTCTTTTATCCTGTTTTTTATTACATTTTTGGTCACATTTTTTATTTTTTTGTGAAAAGGAAAGGCAACACAAAAAAACAAAAAATCGTAATTGTTCTCTGCCATAAGAGGTAGAAAATGTGAAATCCTAGTTTCAAACAGGAGCCGTAATAGGATGTAATCCCACTCACAAAGGTTATTCCAGCTTATTGTGGAAATAAAAGTACGTTCGGCATGTGTGAGTTTCTCAGTGTCTAAGTCAAACACTGTTGAAATCCTTTTTAGTTCCTGTTTTGTTTTTTCTTTTGTCATTCCATTACTCCTTGTTGTCGCGGTTGTTGTTGCAATAATCGGGCGGTAGAATGTACCGCCCGATTGTGTATCCTTTCAGAAAAGCATTTTTTCTTTGTATACTGGCAACGCCCTAACCGCTTTTACGGCGGCTTTGGCTGACTTTACGATCCCGCGTGCTTGCTGCAACACGGAACAACCTGCGTCTCCTGGACGCAACCAAAAGTCAACGAACCTGTAGGGATTTGCCGATGAACTACAGAAGAGGCTTTCACCCCATTCACTACAGAGAGTGAATCCCTCCAGCAGTATCCTTTCGTCATAATGAACACTATTGCAGATGTCCCGCTTGATGAAGAGGCGCAGTATTTCCGGTGAGCTGTTTCCAGTACGGCCCTGTAGAACTCCGAAGACTTCTAAATTACCTTTGTCTATTATGCTCATTATTTTTTCAGATTCAAAAATGCTCATGTCGTATACTCCTTTTTGTTGTGGTTAGTGTAAAAATCGGGCGGCAGAATATACCGCTACTATTCTATCGCACCTTCTAAATTAGCCCCTTCTAAATTAGCCCCTTTCAGGTCAGCACCTGTGAAGTTGGTGCTGTTAAGGTTTAGGCTAGTCATGTTAGCCTCTTGTAGGAAAACGTCAGGTAAATTTAAGCCCGACATGTTTTCCTTTCTAAGGTCTCTTCCTTTTATGTGAGTGTTCATGTCCATTACGTTGCTCCTTTTTTGTTACTGTGATAATCGGGTGGCAACGTGTGCCACCCATTTGCGAGGACGTTTAGAAAAGGGTTTTCTCTTTATATATGGGCAGAGACTTAGCCCTTTTGACGGCGTCCTTAGCGGACTCTACAATTTCTCGTGTTCTACGCAACACACAATTGATATCCTCGTCCGTCGAAATCGCAGAAGGTACTAGGGGTATTTTCTTAAACCTGTAACCAACATGTACGGGTTCTCCCCAATCCCTCTTGTGTTTAATTACAAAAAAACACGCCTTCTTTGGTCTCAACATAACCCTCCATTTCAAGGTCTCTTGCAATTGCGGGAAAATCGATGTATTTTTCAATTTCCTTGTTCACGTCACCAAAAAAACCGGAGTCTACCATGTCACGTGCTACATCTAATAAGGTCATGCCTTTGTAAAAAAAGACATCTTCATACTTGTCCAGGGCATCGTCTCTGTCGCGTACGACGAGCGTTTCTAGTAGGAACTTACATTTTAGCTGGCTGTCTTCGTCCAAGTTCTCCAATTTTAGGAGAAATTCATTTAACTCAACGAGGTTTTCACTTTCATTTAAATCAAAGGAAAGAAACCCTTCGCTATCGGCAATAAAAAGTTCCCTTTCATCGTAGGTGTGTAGAATATCTTTCAACTCATCTTCCTCCATTGGGAGACTTATCCATTTACCATCAAACACGCTTCCTCTATAGCTTTGTATAAAAATCTTTGTGGGTTCCATTCTGTAATTCCTTTTTGCTGTGATTGTTATAGTTGTAATAATCGGGCGGCATGTGTTGCCACCCGTCGGCGCAAGCTGTTAATCCCTTGCGAAAAATTCGCTTTCTATGTTTCTTATATACTTCCTTTTTAAGAATTCCTCTGCCTCTGTTGTTAGATAAAGGTTCGCATCTTTATCTTTCGTCTTCCCCGTAGGGAAGTGGAGTCGTTCGCATTCTGTCAGGAACCAACAGGTGCGCCCTTTCTCTATTACAACTTTCGTACTGGGGGCTCTGTACGAGCCTTTCTTCCCGTAGTTGTCGCAGTTCACGCGTTCTATATACTCAACAACTGTGCCAGTCCAGTGTTTCTTAGGTAGGCAGATAGTCTCAAGGTATTCTTCCGTCTTTTTTACAATTTCCGCTATTTTCTGAGGCGTTACAATTCTCTCCGTAGCCCTTTGTTGGGCTGCGGTTAGCTTCAAACTTAGCATTATAAGGTTGTCGGTTATCTTTACTTTCATCTTATTACTCCTTTTTATAATTTCTTGGTTTAAGCACAAATTTTCACGCGCGTAAGGTAGGTCACTCTTTTTTTGTTAAATATATCGTGTTTTTTCACGGCGGCCTTTATGGTCACAACTTGCCCGTGCTGGCTAAACTCTTCCGAAAAAGAGCTTTTAAACCAAGAGAGGTTATTGTTGTTTGTGTCCACAAAAGAAACCAACATTGTTTCACCATATGGCGTTGCTATCATCTTTGTGTTTACAATGGTGGCCTTCATTGTAATTTTGTCGCCGACAGCCCCAACAAAGTCCCCTTTTTGTATTGTTTTGGAAGGGGCTTTTTCCTTTTTCATAAAAAAATGCAGAGCGTACGCGACCATGTTTTCTTTGCTAGAAACATAATCGCGGATTTTATTAGAATCATCCAGTAAAACCGCTTTCATGTTGTAATCGAAATCTGTTTTAGGAGAAAATTTGACCGCTTTTCTTTCTATATCAGAAAGGACGTTTTGCAAGAAAGGCTCGCCGCTTTTTTCTTTTATATAGCGCAGGAAATTTTCTTTTTCTTGAATCTCTCCCTTTGTTGTTGGAAAAAGAAGGGGCACGAGGGAGTTTTGCACCAGGTTTTTTGTCCAATCTCCGCCACGAAGTTTGAACAACACAACTGCAAGAACATCAACTAGATAAAAACCACTAGTTATTTTGTGGTTTTCTTTTTCTTCTTCCTCTTCAAAAGAATCTTCAAAACTGATCATGCTCAAAAGAACACGCAAATCAATACCAAAATAGGATTCAACGCAAGAGGAACCAATACATTCCAAAACGTTATTTCGGAGAAAAAAGAAGTGTTTTGTGCGGTATCTATCTACACCGCAGCAATCGCAGCGTGGAATTTCATTGCTTAGCAGAAATTCTTCTTTATATTTTTTTTGGGTAAACACTTGTTTCACTCCATCAGAAACAACGGACATGCCAATAAAAGACACGTCTTTTTGTACAGGAAGGTTGGTAGAACAAGACACCGTGTACGTATAATAATTCTGTAACCTAATGCAGTTTGTGAAAAAAGAGGATTGATACACGCACACTTTTTTTACACAGGAGGATTCAGCAATGGAAAAAGCCACACCCAACTTAGAAACACAGATTCTCTTTATTTTTTCACATTTCCTTAGAAAGGAACCAAGGTTTTTTTCTAGGACACCAACAGAGAACGTGAGATTTTTCATGAAAAACTCCTTTTTATAATTTCTTGTTTAAATAGTTTGAGAGAGATTTTATAACGTTTTTTACGTCCTTTTCTGTACAACGGTTTGCAGGGGTAAAATCAAAACAAATATCTTTCAAATCGTAAAAGGCTATATCAAGAGTATTTGCTTTTTCTATAAGCTCCGAGGAAACAAGATGGTGTAAAAAATCTACTTCCGCTGTTGTCATGTCACTGACACTTAAACCGGAAAGAAAATTGTATTCACCGCTGTTTATTACAGCCTGTACTTCTTTTTCACGAACCATGAAAGCACTGGAAGAAAAACACATAATTAAAATTCCTTTTAAATAAACTGTAATTAACTACCCTATATTTGTATTATACGAAACATTGTATACAATGTCAAGCACTTTTTTATAATTTTATTTCAAGAGAAAAAACCTTAAAAAAGTGCTTTGTAATTACAGTGGAAAAATCCAAGCAAAAAACAGAAACCAAAAGAGAATGTAATTAATCTGTAATTGTTTTGTAAGTGTATTGTAGGACTAATTATAGGAAGAGTCAAGCACAAACATAGAGAAAATTACAGAAAAATGTAACTATATGAAAAAGAAAGAGAAAAAAGAAAAACAAAGCAAACAAAGTGTGTATAAGCAAGTATGTATATATAGAGGTAATATAATAGAGTGAGTAGGTATAGGAGTATGTATAGATAGGTAGGGTTTTGTATGGGATTGTGTAGACTGTGTAGCGTGTGTAATTACAGGCTGTTTTAGGGGTGGTTTTGTGAGGGGTTTGGTTGTAATTTGTGATGAAATAGGGTGGTGAGATTAATTACAGGTTTGGGAGGGGGATTATTCTGTAATTTTACAACAAAAAAGCACTTGTAATTACAACCCACTCCCAAAGCCCATAACAGTATAGAACAAAGGGGAACCCGAAGGATTGAGTTCCCTTTTTTTATAGCATTATTACATGCGTTTTTTTAGCTATTTTTTTTGTTCAAGTTGGCATATGAGAGCAGCCACAGAACGAAAAACTAAAGTAATTACAGAAAGAACACACAAAGTCTGAATAAAAAACAATTAAGTAAAATTACAAAAGGGGGGTGTGGATAAAAAAGTACTATTTTTTGCCCCACATTAATACTGAAATAAAAAGTAATTACAAAGATAAATTACGAAAGAGAATAAGAAACGAAATTACAGAATAAAAGAAGGGAAGAAAGCTGTAATAAGAATAGTTGTAATTTTGTATTTGTAATTCCTGCTCAAGGAAAGAAAAACTGAAATTACATACAGCGTTTTTAAGGGGCTGTAATTTTCTGAACATGGCAGGGGATTGTTATTACATTTGTGTGCTGTAGAACAAGCGGAGAGGAACGCTAAGAATGAATACGAAGGTAGGTAAGAGGGTGTTGTGTTGCTTTGTGGTTGGAAGGTGGTTTGTTTAAAAAAATAAATTATCTTGTTTTTATTTATCAGGTACCCCCCCTATGGAGGTATGGCAAACCCCCTCCCCAATTTTTGAACTTTTCAGAAATCACCCAAAAAATGATTACAGTTACACCCCCCATGCAATATTTATGTGTCTGTGTTTGCCTCTGGTAACAAAAGAACAGAATGAACAAAGGGGTTTACAAAGTGCTGTTTTAATGTTATTTAAAATAAAAGGGGTTTTAATAGGCATGGGCAAAATAGAGAATAAAAGAAGAAATAGAGCAAGCACCAGAAACACGGACGTAGAAATGCAGTTGGTGTCTTTGAGGGAACTTGATGATTATAAGCATGGGACTACTTTATACAATCCGTCTTTTAGCATTGTTGCTCGCAATGTGTGTACTTATTTTGGAGCTAATAAGAAGGAGCTTGCCAAGACGTTTGGCGTTTCTGAAAATGTAATATCTTGTTGGATAAAAAAATATCCTGCCTTTAAAGATTCTATAGCTATTGGGGTTGATAATTTCACTGTAAAAAGGGTAGAGAAGAAATTATTAAAAAGGGCTTTGGGATATACCTACAAAGAGGAAACTACTTTTTTTGGTAAGGATAAGTTATATGCCAGTAAGAAGATTGTGCAAAAACACATTCCTCCTGACTTATCGGCTATTAAGCTACTTCTGACCAATCGTGATCCTGAGAGGTGGGCTGAAAAGAGAGAAGTTCACACGATAGATGATAATTACGTGAATGACGAAATTATTAAGAAGTTGAAAAAAGAAACAGGTGCTTGGCAAGAAGTTTTGAAAATTTTAAGTCAAACCAGAAAAGATTTAGAAGCCCCTATTGAGGTTACGTGTGAAGCAGTTGAGACGATCAATCAAGAATAAGACGGGTAAAAAGAATACTCTGTCTGAAATTTATAAGATGCCGACACTGCCGCGTGTTTTGTCGAACGAATACACACGGCAGTTTATTCCGAAGGATCATCTACCGTCACCTAAGCAGACGGCTTTTTTGTTATGTGATGATGTGGAAGAAGTTTTTTATGGTGGTCAGCCTGGGGGTGGGAAGAGTGGTGCTTTGTTGATGGCTGCGCTTCAATGGGTGGATATCCCTGGGTATAATGCTCTTTTGTTGAGGGATACTACTTCTAATCTGAGTAAGCCCGAGGGTTTGTTGACAAAGTCTCATGAGTGGTTTAAGAGCTTGAAACACTTGGTGCGTTGGGATGGGGATACTAAAGTTTGGCATTTTAGTACAGGTTCTACTTTGGGGTTTGGATATTTGGATGGGCCTATGGATCATTTTAATTATCAGGGGCCAGCATATCAGTTTATTGGTGCAGATGAGTTGGTACAGCTACGACAAAACCAAATTAATTATTTGATTAGTCTCAGGATGAGACGTTTATTGAAACATAAATTTCTGCCTATTCGTTTTAGGGCGACAAGTAACCCTCCTACGAGAGAGCAGGTAGAAAGAGGTTCTTGGGTGTATGAAAAATATATAAATCCAAGAACAAGAGATAAAAAAACAGTATTTATTCCTGCTTCTGTGGAAGATAATCCTGGACTGGATACTAAGGATTACAGGGATAGGATAAATCGGATAGAAGACCTTATTTTGCGGAAACAAATGGCTGAGGGTGACTGGAATATAAAAGCAAAAGGGCGTATGTTTGAGGAAGCGTGGTTTCCGATAGTGGACAACCCTCCTGGTAAAAAAGATACGGCTTATATTTGTCGCTTTTATGATTTGGCGGCAACAGAAAAGAGTAAAAAGAACAGAGATCCGGATTATACGGCTGGTGTAAAAATTTACCTATCTCATTCTGGAATATATTATTTCAAACCGGATGTGAGGTTACGAAAAACTCCTTTAAATGTGGAAAGAAAAGTACAAGCGGTAGCTAAGTTGGATGGTGTCAGTATTCCTGTTTTTTTTGAGGAAGAGCCTGGGGCGAGTGGAAAAGCTAATACGGAAAATTACCAAAGAAAAGTACTTCCTGGCTACATAGTAAGAGGAATTAAGAGTAAGATAAATAAAAGTATTCAGGCGGGGGTTTTAAGTGCGGCAGCGGAAAACGGTCTTTGTCGTGTGATTCGGACACATTATGTGGAATCTTTTTTGGATGAATTGTCTCTTTATCCTGATGGAGGACATGACGATTGGGTTGATGCTGCGAGTAAGGGGTTTACCCAAGCTTCTCAGATGATGTTCAGGCAGAATTTGGAAGTACCTGAAACGCAGGAAGAGGATCTTGAAATGTACAACTTAATGGAAAAACAATTCTGATGGCACAAAAAAAGTTTATAAGAAATAAAAGAGAGAAAAGAGAGAAACCCATACTAAAAACTTTTGGTGGAACCGGTACTTCCATTTTTTCAGGTTTTATCACAGGAGAGGAATTTAACCCTGCACTTGAAGGGGAAGAGGGGTTAGTTGTTTATGATAAAATGAGAAAAACAGACGCGCAGGTAAATGCCACTTTGTTAGCAATTCTTTTGCCTTTGTTACAGGCCACTTGGGAATTAGAGCCTTATTCTGATTCCAATTTAGATAAAGAGATCAGTGCTTTTGTTTCAAAAAATCTATTGGAAGACATGAAAATAGGTTGGACAGACTTTCTCAGACAGTCTTTGTTGTTTCTGTCTTTTGGGTTTATGTTGTTTGAAAAAGAGTACAAAGAAAAAGATGGAAAGTGGGTTATAAATAATTTGTTACCGCGTCTTCCTAAATCCATTTTTAAGTGGAATGTGGATGCAAAAAATGAGTTATTGAGTGTTACCCAAAGATTTTACTCAGACAACAAAATGATTGAGAATGACATCCCTGTTAAAAATTTAGTGCGTTTCACTCATGCCCAGGAGGGTAGTAATTTTGTGGGGGTTTCTGTTCTTAGAACGGCTTATAAACATTGGTACATAAAAGACAAGTTGTATAGAATAGATGCCATGAAGCATGAGCGTTTTGGTCTTGGTATTCCTGAAATACAACTACCTGAGCTTGCTTCTCCTGGGGATATGGATAAGGCGAGAGATTTAGGGAAAGGTCTAAGAGGACACCAGCAGGGGTATGTGATAACCCCCTTTGGTTTTAAGGTGGGTTTGCTGCAAATGACTGCCACGGGGGGCTCGTCTGTAGGAACGGATATTATGCCATCAATAAAGCACCATAACGAAGAAATAGCGAAGAACGTACTGGCACAGTTCATAAACTTAGGAACAACAGGATCGGGGTCAAGGTCATTAGGAAGTTCTTTCCAAGATATGTTCCTTTTTTCAGTACAGGCCACAGCAAATTACATAGAAGATGTGGTGAATAAACAAGTTGTAAGACCGTTGGTTGATTACAATTTTGAAGTAAAGGGATATCCTAGTTTAAATGCCAGCAAAATTTCTCTTATTAAACTAAAAGATTTGTCTGATTCTTTGGTAAGCCTGGTACAGAATGGAATAATAACACCAGATGTTGAGTTGGAAAAGCATGTGCGGTCTGTGGGGAATCTTCCCAAAGCACGTTCTGTGGACAGAAATGTTTCTGATGAGGAAAAAGAAGGTGTTGGGGTGCCTGTGGCAGATGATCAGAAACAGAAAGAAGAAACAAAAAAACTTTCGGACAGAGAATCAGGTTTTTGGAGGGAGTTGTTTCCTCATGAGCAAACAATTTCTTTGAATGAAATAAATAAAAAGACAAAAGAAGCTGAAAAAACTCTCAATGAAATAATAGATAAATTTCAAAAAGGGAAAATAGAGAAGCTTGCAAAAGATATTGTAGAAAACACTGGCAAAGCAGAGCTCACAGGGGAAAAAGAACTTTCTGCTTTAATAGAAGGTGAATTACTAGACTTATTTAAACAGGGAAAACAGGAAGTAAAGAAAGAGATACTAAAACAACGTCCAGATTTACTTCCTGTTTTTGAGAAAAGAAGTGTTGATGAAAAAGAAGCATTAGAATATATAAAAAATAAAGCAAAAGCTGTAACAGAGGTATTGTTGACCAGAACAAAAAACAGTGCATCTTTGGCTGAATTAGAAGTTAGATTACAAGGACTTACAAAGGAACAGAAAACACAGCATGTGTTGAGCAGATTACAGGAATTTACAAACTCTGAGGCAAAAAAAGCTTCTCTTCATTCTGTTTTAGAAATTTTTGGGTTGGGACGAAATGTAGATGAAGAAAGTTTCAAAGATGAAGTTGCCTATGCGAATTATTCAGCAATTTTAGATGAAAATGTTTGTGTGGAGTGTGTATCGAAAGATGGTACACAACATGAAGTGGGAGATATTAATTACAAAACACCGAATTTTAGGTGTTTTGGAACAAAAAATAGGTGTAGGTGCATAACGATATATACAATGAAGGATGAAAGTACGCCTGTTGTTTAAAGACAGGTTGTTTGTTCGTGTTTTTTTACAAAAAGTATAGTAAGATGTAGTGTATAGGTGTTTTTGAGAAAAAAAGGCTTACATTAGCTCTTATTTTTGAATAAAGGAAAAACTATATGCCTCCAATAGACAGACCAGGGTTTGGGAGAGTGATAGCCGTATCGACAGTGCCAAAGGACAAAAGGACTCATTTATTGGGGATTAATGCGACAACCTCTGTTAATCTTGCATTGGGAGCGGGGGTTAATTACGTAGCAATTCAGGCAGAAGTGGATTGTTGGGTGCGTTTTGGAACAGGGGCGGTTGTTGCTGTTGCTCCTGTGGGGGGAACACCGGGGGATATTCCTGTATTTATAGGATTTACGGAATTACATAAACAAATGGAGTATACCCACGTAGCAGCACTAGCGAAATCTTCCAGTGGAAATATTTATATTATTGAGATGGAGGAAATTTAGTGTTTCATTCACCTAGACCTACGGTATCAAAGATAGATGAAGCTCCTGTTGATGGTTTGTAGGGAGCAGAAGGCAGCCTGGCTTATAAAGTGGCAGAAATAGAAAGGCATTTTCATTCTAATGAAAGATGGTATGGTTTAGCTGTGACTCCTAATGGGGAGTTACATAGAGCCGACAGAGTCGGCTCAGGGGTAAATCCTTTTGTTATGGATGCGGGGGATAGTTCATGGGGATCTTGGTTACAAGTGGTTGGGTCTGATGATACTCCCGAAGAAGCGGGAAATGTCTATTTAGATTTTCATAGAATTCTTATAACAGACACGGAAAGAACAACCGTACATTTTATACAAGTATCATTTGGGGACACAGGAGCAGCCGGATTAACTGCGGGAACATATTCAGAAGCGGTTGTAAGTCCTGCGTCTGCTACGGCAGATACAATTCCTTTGGCGATACACACAAGGAGAATGGCAGTAGGAGAAAAAGTTTGGATTCGTGTTTTGGTTTTGGGAGCAAATACGGGAACCGTTGATTTTTATTATGGTTTTCATGAATATGAGGGGTGAGCTTTTGTTTAGAAAAATTACAGAAATTTTTGCTATCCTTTTTCTTGGAATAATTTTTTCTGCCTGTTCGGTTGGGCCTGTTTATGTTGTTTTTGGGCATGATATGGAAAAACAGGAGTGGATGTCAGAAACGAAACAAAGCAATCCCATAGATGCGGATTCTAAAATAAAAGCGACTTTAACCGAATAAAGGTTATAAAAAAATGAATGATAAAAAAGAGAATATATCTTCTTTTTTAAGAGATCTTGTGAAAGAACAGGAAACAACTTCTTTAATAGAACTTGTGGATGTTGTAATTCCTCTTTGTTTTCTTATAGACCAAGAATGTCCAAGTTTAGAGGAAACCACATTTCCTCTGAGATAAATATGGCGTTTGGAAGAAAGGTGCAATCAGTGCTGAATGAGAACACGGAAAAAGGACATCATAAAAGAAGTCACGCGGGATATCGAGGCTATAGAGCAGAAGATTAGTGTACTTGAAAAGAAAAAAGAAGTGCTCTCTGAATTGCTCAATATGGTAATTGCTAAACTTAATTAGTTAGTGAGGGAAAAAATGAATGATAAAATAGAGAATGCGTTTACTTATCACGCACCAAAAGAGCACCAAATATCTAAATACGAAGAACTTAGGGCGAAGGCAAAAGACTTTGCATATTTAATAGAAGAAGTATGTCCAGACTCACGCGAAAAAAGCGTAGCGTTGACACAACTTGAAACCGTCATTATGTGGGCAAATGCAGCAATAGCGAGAAATGAATGAAAAAGATATATCAAACTAAATATCAAGAAAAAGGAAATTGTTTTCAAGCTTGTCTCGCTTCTATTTTAGAAGTCGAATTAGAAGCTATTCCTGATTTTTGTAATTTATATCCAGTGGGAATATGGTTTAAAAAGTGTAAGAAGTGGATGGAAGAAAAAGTGGGGGTAGAAATAGAGGTTTTTGTTTGTGTTTCTGAAACCCCTTATTTTGTTATTGGAACTTATGCACACGTAGAAGATAGTAAAAAAAAGCATGCTGTAATTGTGCGTAATGGAGAAGTAGCACATGACCCATTAGGGTATAAAAGAAAAGAGTATAAAAAAATAGATGAAACTTATATATTGTCTTATATAGATATAGAAAAGTTTGTTAAGTTTTGGAATAAAAATTCAATAGAAAAAAAAGAATATTTCTAAATTATGGATATTTTAGATGTAATTTCAGGAATAAAGACTGCACATAAATTGGATGATGATGGTGTGTGGGCTGATATGACTACAAATAATGATGACCTTTCAGAAAACGGAACTGTTGTTAATACTGTCGGGCATAGTGGAACAGTATCAAGTGCGGCTCTTTTTAGTAATTCCAGCCTAACATCATCATTAAGCCTTATTGGTTCGCCCTCAAACATTGGCGGTTTTGGAAATACTCTTTTTCTCATGGCCTGGGTGAAGCTTGCCACGACAGGAACCAGCCAGAATATTATTTCAAAATGGGGAGGCGGCCAAAGCTCTTACAGACTTTATTACGATGGAACAGACTTTGTTTTTGAATTGTCCGCTAATGGAACAACAGCATTTGCAAGCGTGTCCAGTCGTTTAGTGCTTGTAACAGGTTCATGGTACCCAATAATTTGCACCTATGACCAAGTAGAAGCGCGGCTGCATATAGGAAAATTTATTGAAGGAAGAGCCGCGGCTACCAGTGCGCTACTTTCCTCTACCGCAACATATACCGTTGGTGATGCTTCGAGCGGGGACATGTCTATTGATGATATTGCCGTTGGAATAACCGTCCCCACAGAGGATATACTAACCAACACAGTATTAGCTACTGATGACCACCAGTACCCACCTACAAACAAGACAGATGAAATTTTTATTGATAGTCTCGACATACAATCTGCAACAAACAACGTACAGAATAAGATGCGTCCAAAGAAGCTTGGGGTTATTTTAGACTTAGGCTCTGCGGGCAGTCATGATGCAAAAAGAATATCTTTCCCTGTTTACCATAATTTGGGTGAGGGCCAACACGCTCTACTTTATGTGGGGTTGGAAGATGACTCCGTTGCCACAAGAAATCATAAGGTCTGTATAGCTACGGCCTCCGACGTAGAAGGCACATGGACGAAACCCAACTTAGCTACCGGCAATGTGTTTGGCATAAGCAGGAGCGTTAATATTCCGCACATGACAAGAACTTTGGGGGAGACACCTAATAACGACGGGGGCAGTAACAACATAATAGCTGCGGAACCTGAGCCTGATATGACCAACTGTCAAGGAATGTGGTTTTTGGATGAGACCACAGGTAACAGAGTCGACAGGAGCGGCAATAGCTATGACTTAACAGCTACGGGCAGTCCTGGAAGCGGGAGAGGCTACCATGATACAAATCAGCCGGCATTAATCAGGGACTTGGCCGCTGATTTTTCCGGTGGTGGCTATCTATCTAGGACGCATGCATCCGCGGCCAACCTGGATATTACTGGAAACCTATCCGTAGTGTTAAAGTTCTACAACACCGCGGCGGCTACAAACCGCTACTTGGTATGTAAAGATGATAGGAGTACTCAGCGCTCATGGGCGGTCTATATCACCGCCAGTAACCAAATCATCTTCTCCGTATTCGGAGCTATAAGCGGGCAAGTTTTTGTAGGCTCAACATACCCAATGGCGGCAGGCTGGTATACTATTTGCGGCAGGTATGATGTATCGGCGGGGTTACTAAGGCTACAATATAACGGCGTAGACGCAACCCCTGTAGCGTTTACCGACGGAGCTATTCTTTCGTCGACAGCAGCGATTACAATAGGGGTTGCCTCTGATGGCGCGTCACTCCCGCATGACGAAAGAATAAACGATGTGGCCGTGTTTGACGCAGCTATTTCCGATGCTCGAGTAACAGACCTTGCCCAGAGAGCAGATATGTTTACGCCTACCCGCAGCAGGTTCTCCCCATCGCTTATAGAGGATGGTGGTAATTACTATATGGGTGCCAATATTGGGTCTGATGCCAAAATAGGCACCGACTCTAATATATCCGGTTCGGGGTGGCTTGTAGGGCCTTCTACGGACATTGTGAACTTCCAGGAAAAAACGGAAACGAAACTCTGGACATTAGAGACGCTCGCTCCGGTTATTCCGACGGTAAGCGATTGTTTTTTGACCAGCATAATAAAAGACCCACAAGACGCGTACAGGCCCTATAAGGTAATGACGCAATATTCAAAAGATGTTGCGGGTAACGTCGCGCGGCGTTGTGGAGTATTCTCATCAAAGGCCATTGGTGGGCCTTATGAGTTAGATACCTTCTCAGATGGCGGCATCGATGGTCTATCAGGGGGGGACTTAGGCGCACGCGTGTATACGCCACAGTACCCCCAAATACATGGGGTACAAGGAATATACTTACCCAACAGCAAACGAATATCAGGTGTCCTACAAGTGTGGCTTTTGACCACAGGAGAGGGTATCCTTGATATTGACCTGGTAAGTACTCGTGACGGGTACACCTACGTTGAAGATGCGGCAACGGAGCATCATACCGTTGAGGCAGGCAGGCAAGATGTAGATGATGACATGTCGCTATTTTCAGGTAACGGGCCGGTACATATTAGTGAGGCAGGGAAAGAAGGTACGTATATCTTCTATTCTGGCTCTGATGATTCTCAGAATGCGGCCTCACTATCCGTCGCGTTTAGAATGTACCTTGCGAAGTGGGGGTATCAACGGATAAAAGCAAGGTGCCACTCATTGTGGCGTGGCAATATAGCCCTGTGGGATATGTCAGATGCTACCGACAGGAGCGGGTATGGTAACGTTTTAGTCGCGTCGACTTCTGCACCAACATTTGTTGCAGGTCACGCAGGAACGGCGGCAACCGCAAGTCACTTCACAAGAGCCAGCAATCAGTATTACACCCTACCCTTTGCTAATCTCTGGGGATTCCCCGTTGTGAATACATTCACGGTTGCGGGTTGGTTTTACTTGGATTCCCTCGGCATATGGCAAACCATAATCCAACAGGACGTACTTAATGATTATGGGTTTTTAGTGCAGATAACAACGGCGAACAAATTAAATTTTTCTGTTACCCAAGACGGAAATTATTTAAGTGCTGTGACAGCGTCTAGTACCACAACGTTTACATCAGGTACATGGTATCATTTCGCTGGTGTATTGGACGGCGTAAACGTTAAGCTATACATAAATGGTAGTAATGAAGCCAATTCGGCTTATGTCAAGGATTTAACAACTCGGCCATATCTTACCTGGGGAAGTCACGCCGATATATTTATTGGCTCTTCTGGGAGCGGCTCCAACTTGCTGGACGGCAGGATTGATGATGTTGGTATATGGGCGCGTGCATTAACAGCGGGGGAGATAGGAAACCCCTCTACGCCAGATACATTAGCATATAATACTGGAACGGACGACTTTAACATCACGACTGATTCGGACTTCATAACAAAAGAGCTATTAGGGCCAATACCTAATTTAGTAATAAATGCTCAGGGCAACATGGGTGATATTAAAATAGCCGTGCTTGACCCTGCTACAGACACGCCGTTTGCGGGGTTTGACGTGTCCGACTTTACACCTTTTACTGGGGACTCACTTGAGCATAACGCTTCTTGGAGTGGGGGTAGTCTATCTTCTTTAGGCAATGTAAAATTGAAATTTGTACAAACAAAGAATTCACAGATATATAGGTATCAAGCCTTAGCAAGCAATAGGCTTAGTAAACTACTAGTAAGAAGGAAAAAAACGATATTATGAGAGTTTTAAAGGCAAATTCAGGGGTCACTATATTAGTAGGGCCTTTAGTGAGTTATGGTGATGGTGTAACGCCTATAACAACCTATACTTTGGCAACAGCGGACTCGGCAGTTGCTGTAAAAAATGGTAGTGGTTCATCATTTGATATTTCAGGAAGAACATGGACACATGTTGTTGCGGGTTATTACAACATAACGTTTACCGCAGGAGACACAGACACAAATGGAAATTTCACTCTGGTTTTAAGTGATCCTGATGTAATAGCCCCTGTTTTTGAACATTTTATAGTAAAAGAGGAAGAAGCTTTCAATAATGAGTTTGTTGGTGCGCCTTCTATGGAAATTGTAGCAGGATTCTCACCTACTGCTACAGAATTTCGTTCGGATAGAACGGAAACTTTAGATGACGTGTTTAAGGACTCTTTAGTACAGGTTGTTGCAGGGAATTATGTGGGGGCTGTGAGATTAATTACAGCCTATAATGGAACAACAAAGAATTTCACAACAGAAGCTTTTCCGGCAGCCTTAACAATAGGTGACACGTTAAAAATAATAAATGAATAATTAGGAAAGAAAAATGAAAGAAAATGTTTTTTATTTCATAAATGAGCTAGAAACAACTGTTGAACTAAAAGATGACAAAAGCTTTGCTCCTGTGCAGCTTTTGAAACTGGGCAAATGGGTGGCTCACAAAAAGGGTGAGTTTGAAATAACAGAAGAGATTGTTGAAAAATTTGTAGAAAATTTCAATCTTTCTAAATCGGAAATCATGTTTGATTACGATCACGCTTCATCAAGGGCAGAGGGTGAAGAAACAAAAGCCGCTGGATGGGCAGTAAAATTACTAAATAAGGGAAAGGAAGGCTTATGGGCTATTCCTAATTGGACAAAAAGAGCGCAGAAGTATATAGAGGATAAAGAATTTAAGTACATTTCTCCTGAATTTACGTTGAATGCAATAGACAAAGAGACAGGGGAAGGAATGGGGCCTATGATTAAGGCAATAGGAGTCACAAACAGACCTTTTGTTGAGGGAATGGAAGCAATTGCCTTGTCGGAAAAGGTTTCAGTGGCATATCAGAAATTTCTTCTTTCTGAAAAAAGCATGGATGAGAAAAGAAATGAGGTGGTTTCTTCTTTTCGGGAGATTTATAAAAATCCTTTTGCGGTTAGTCCTGTGAGAGAACATTCTTTTTATGTTCGTGAAATTTTTGATAGCTTTTTAATTGCAGAAGACAGTGGATATCCAGCAACAAAACTATATAAAGTGAATTATGAAAGAAAGGGGGAAGGGTTTGAATTTGGAAAACTAAGAGAAGTGGAAATAGAATATAAAGAAAAAGTCGAAGAACCAGGAAATGAGGGAAACGAAATGGAATTGAAAAAAGTGAGTGAAATAATGGGGCTTAGTGAAAGTGCCACAGAAGAGGAAGTTGTTAATAGGCTTAAAGAAATGTCTAATAAAGAAACATTTCAGCTTTCTGAGTTCAAAAAGAACAAATCAGATTTGGTAGAAGCTACAGTCCAGCTAAGTAAGGTGAAAGAAGAAAACACTAAGTTACTGGGAGAGAACGCAAGCCTTCTTTCTGAAAAAGAGAAAGTAGAAAAAGAAATACTTGTTAATAAGTGTGATTCTGTAATTTCTTGTGCAATAAAGGAAGGAAAAATTCTACCAAAGAGTAAAGATGTTTGGAAAAAACAATATCTTAGAGATCCTGAAGGAACAGGAAGTCTTATAGATACGATGGAAAAGGTAATAGACCTCAGTGAGAAAAATGCAGAGGGAAATGTGGGTGGTTCAATACAGCTTAGTGAGTTGGATATAAAAATAGCGAAAGATCTCAATTTGACTCAGGAAGAGTTTCTTAAGGGAAAGATTGCCGAAGCTTGAATAAAATAAGTAAAAAGGAATAAAGCAAAAGGAAAGGAAATAAGATGGCAGATATAACGGCTGACAAGAAAACTAAATATTCTTCTGAAGGGATCTTGAATCTTTCAATGAAAGGGTCTTCTACATTGTATGCGGGTTCCATGGTTTCCACAGATGCTACGGGGTATGCTGTAAAATCGGGGGATGTAGCATCCGAATTTTTTCAGGGAGTGGCTCAGGAACAAGTAGCCAACGCGGGAGCAGACGGAGCCAAGAGAATAGAGGTTAGGTCAAATGGGATACATTACTTCGTCACAAGTGGTCTGACGATTGCTGACATAGGCAAACAGGTTTATGCAGTGGATAATCAGACAGTGGCTTTGGCCGCTACTACTACAAATGATGTGCTTGTGGGAGTGATTGTTGATTTTGTTTCGGCCACAGAGGTGGGCGTGAACATTTCAAGAAGGTAGAATCAGAACAAAAAAGGGGGAGAAGGAGACGAGATGATTATAAACAAGTCAGTGTTGACTTCTGTTTTTACAGGATTTAATGCTAAGTTTTTCAAAGCAATAGATGAAACGAAAACGTTTCATGAGACGCTTAGTACAGTTGTACCAAGTAAAACGAAGACCGAAGATTACGCGTGGCTACAGCAAGTTCCCACTTTGAAAGAGTGGTTGAATGGTAAAGATGTAAAGAACATTGCCAGTTCAAACTATTCCATAGTAAATAGAAGATGGGAAAGTACAATTGAGGTAGATAGGGATGATATACTAGATGATAATGTTGGTATGTATGATCCTATTATAAGTATGCTTGGGGATGCTGCTGCACAGCATCCTGGTATCCTGTTGTCGGAATTGATGGCTTTGGGATTTACTACCACTTGTTATGATGGCCAGTACTTTTTTGATACCGACCACCCCAACGGATTAGGCGGTACATGGTCTAACAAAGGAACCGCTGCTTTTGATTCGGGTGGGGTGGCGTATGCTGCGGCCAGAAAAAGCATGATGACTCGAACGGGAGAAGAAGGGCGTTATTTGAACACATCCGGAAATTTACTGGTGGGGCCACCATCATTGGAGACAAATTTCCGGACAGTTCTTGTTGATGAAAGAAAAGCATCAGGGGCCACAAATACCTGGAAGGGCACAGCGGATTACATGATAATTCCTGAATTGGAAGCCAGTCCAACTAAGTGGTATCTGTTAGATGTGACAAAGCCACTTAAACCTTTTATTCTTCAAATGCGAGAAGCAATACACCCTGTATCAATGACGAATCCTTCATCTCAGATTGTGTTCGATGAGGGCAAGTATAAGTATGGGGCAGAGGCAAGATATAATGTTGGTTATGGGCTTCCCCATATTGCCTATGGGAGTGATGGTACAACATAAAAAGAATTTTTGAAATAAAACAAAAGGAAGGGGTAAAGTATAGATGTCTTTGGTAATTGAAGCAAAGCCCTCCTTGGGCTTTTGGCGTTGTGGGGTGTTTCATCCGTCTGAAAAGGTGACACATCATACAGGTGTGTTTTCTTCAGAACAGGTAAAAGTGTTGAAGAAGGAGAAAATGCTTGTAGTTTACGAAAAGGAAGATCCCAAGGAAGAAGCAGAAGATAAGGTTTTTTCTGGTGGGAAAAAGAAAATAGGGAACAAGTGAAAAGAAAGGGATAGGGGGGTTTGTTCCCCCCTGTTGTGAAAAAAATGGGTTACTGCGAAATAGGAGACGTAAAGAGTTTGAATCCTTCTAGGGTGTATGATGAGGACAGTAAACCAACCCTAGACCAGGTCGTGGGATTTATAGAAAATGTTTCCAGTGAAATAAATCTGGTTATTTCAAGTTTAGGTTACACAACCCCTATAACAGCCCCACAAGATTTGTTAAATTACATAAAACTGGTTTCTTCTTATAAAGTGGCTTTTTTGGCAGAAGAAGCTTCTTTGTCTGTTTCAAAAAAAAGCAGTGAACATGTAAAGGTCTTAAAAGAGCTTTATGCTATGGGCATAAAGTTCATTAAAGAAAATAATGCTATTTTTGGTGATTTACCTAGAGTTAGATATGGGGATTTGACCTCATATGCTCAAGATAATACTGACGACATATCAAATGATCCATGGATAGAAAGAGACATGAATTTTTAAATGATAGAAGTACGTTTTGAAGTATTAGGTGAAAAGATAATAAGAAAAAGATTGACAAGATTAGAAACCGGACTCACAAACTTCTCTTCTTCTTTTTCTAAAATAAAAGTTAGATTTTATGAAGGAGAGAAAAAACAATTTGACACAGAAGGAATGTGGGGTTCTGGGGGATGGGCACCCTTAAATAGAAAGTCAGCCACAGGGGAAAGTTACTTTAAATGGAAACAAAGAAATTATCCTGGAAAACCCATATTAGAAGCTACAGGAAAGTTAAGAGATTCTTTAACAAATCCAAGAAACGTGAATGCAATAAATAAAACAACACCAACCAGTATGACGTTGGGAACAAAAGTAAAAAACAGAAGAAAACAACCATACTCCATTTTCCACCAAATACTGATCACACCAAACCGATCTTTTCCTGAAAGAAAAGTAATCGCTCTGCCAAAAAGAGAAAGGTTGGCTTGGACTAAAATAATACACAGAGATTTGTGGGGAAAAGTAGAAAAATGATAGAGGCTGTACTAAATAACATAAAAGAACTTTTTAATTCAAACATAAACACAAAAATTGATGAAGAAAATGTGAGCAACGACGACATACGGCTGGATTATTTCAGAAGAGAAAACATTTATTCTTATGGTATGGGGGATTTTGAAAGCCCTCAGTCGTTTCCCACTCTAATTATTTCTGCGAATAAAACAGACATAGAAAGATACACTGGCGATGTAAAGATGCTCACGCACAACATAAGTATCTTATGTGCTGTGGTTGATGACGACTCACAGCAATTGGATAAAAGGATATTTAGGTACCTGAGTATAGTTGAGACTCTTTTTGAGCAGAATTATACCCTTGGTGGAACTGTCATAGATGTTATCGTAAGCAAACACGTATATAGTCCTGTGTATGAACAAGGTGGTGTGTTGTTGAAAGACTTTCACATTCAAGCAGAAGTGCATGAAAAAGATACTTATTAGGAGGGGGGCATGGTTTCTATTGATTTAAGTAATGTAAAAAGAGCCTTTCAGAAAGTGTTAAACAAGGAAGGTGCTGTAATTTTTTATAAGTACACAGAAAAAGGGAAAGTCATAGAAATAAAGGCAAAAGAAACGAAAGAGAAAGGTAATTAAATGTTACTTACAAGAAGAAACCAATTAGGAACAGCAATTGAAAGTGTAGAAGGAGTTCAGGAAACGCTTGTTGTGGGTGATTTGATAAGGGCGTTAAACCATTCGTCTACGCCTACAATAGAAATGTTGGAAAGAGAGTTTATGACTTTTGACATTTCAAATTACAATCCACTATCAGGAAGAGATGGTGGAACAGTTACGTTTGACACCGAGGTTAAAGGGAGTGGGACAGTTGATGTCGCTCCTGAATGGGGTAAACTACTTTTGGCCTGTGGCTTTGAGGAAACAATAACAGGGTCTACTAGTGTAGTTTATAGTCCTATATCAAGCAGCATTCCTTCGTTGACCATAGGGAACTACATGGATGGAACACGAAACATAATGCGTGGGTGTAGGGGTTCTGCTGTTATGAATTTTACAGTAGGGCAGATACCAAAAATCACATGGACATTTACAACAGCGGGATTTTCTGTCGCTGATGTGGGTCTTTTTACTTCTGGTTTTACGTATGATACGACAATTCCTCCAATAGTTTTAGGAGCCACGTTTACGTTGGACAGCGAAGTTTTTATTGTGAGTAACGTTTCTATAGATTTGGGAAACGAGTTATCTCTACGAGATTCCATCGTCGCATCATCAGGTACTTTATCGGTGATGGTTGGAGCAAGAAAGCCTGTTTTGAGCATGGATCCTGAGATGGAATTGGTTGCTGATTATGACTTTTTTGGAAAATGGAAGAGTGGAGCAGAAGGCGCACTGAGTTTGGCCATTGGAGGTACGGCTGGAAATATAATTACCGTTACAGCTCCAAAAGTGCGTTATACGAATCTTGCACACACAGAGCGTGGAATCCTACGAACGTTGGGCGTGGACGCATCTTTAAACAGAAATGCAGGTGATGACGAACTAATTATCACTCTGACGTAAAAGGGGAAAATATGAGAATAAGAACATTTAATAAAGAATATGAATATGTTTTGAAAGAAGATGGGGAACTTGAGAAGGAGGAACAAACAGTCTGGTTTTACAAAATGCCAAATTTAAATGTTCAATATGGGAAAAACACCATATTGAAATTTAAAGGGGATGTTGAAAAAAACAAAGATAATGTGGAAACATCTTGTGAGACGGAATCAGCAAACAAAAGGGCCGATTCTGTAATTATGAGTTGTTTACTCAGAATAGAAAATCTATTCAATGATAATGATGAGAAGGTGGGATGGCCCACTAAAGAAGAAATAAAAACAACAGTGGCCTTACGAGAAGCGAGAGAAAATGTCTTGGCGTGTATCCCCCCCGAAGCGAGAGGGGAATTAGCAGAAGAAATACTAAAAACTTCTGTTTTGTCTGAGAAAGAAATAAAAAACTAATAATCGGAGTATGGGTGTCTTTGCTGGATGATTTTAATTGTGAATCCTGCTCCGAAGAACAAAAAAAATGCAAAGGGTGTAATGGTCATGCAGTTATGCCTTATATGATGGATGAAAACGGAAGATTATCTGATATATTTACAACAAATATGACAGAACAGAGTTTGTGTCCAAAAAAACAGGTGAAGAGTATTTCATATTATTATTTGTCTGTTTACTGCGAGTATGAACGGGGACATTACTTGTGGGGAGGCGGTGTAATGGACCAGTCTTCCTTTTATCTTTCTGTGATGCATTTGATACAGAAAGAGATTAGCTTAATAAAAAAAGTAAAAGAAAAACATGGCAACAATCACTGATGAGTTAGTTATTCAAATAAAAGTGGCACAAAAGGAAGCCGAGTCTGCTTTAAAGCGAATTAAATCTGGGATAGTTTCGTTTAATAAGGAACACTCTAGGTTAAGAAGCGAGCTTGGTGCAGGAAGGGCTTCTTTTAAGAATTCCATATTCTGGATTCTTAAACTGAGTGCTGCGTATCTGTCACTCAGAACTATAAAAGAAACAACCACAGATATGATTTGGATGAGAGCGAAGGTGGATCTTCTTTCAAACTCATTAGATCATTTAGCAAAAAATGTAGGGATAGGTGCCGAATTTTTGAAATTATTAGAAGTGCAGATATCTTCCTTGGGAATAACAACGGAAGACACTTTAAAAATAATAGGCACATTTGCTAAAACAGGACTAGATATAAGTAATTTGGCTGAATTAGCACGAAGTGCACAAGACGCGGCTGTTATTTCAGGGAAAACCACAAGTGAGACATTGTCGGGTATTGTTAATGGTATCGTGACACTACAAAGTAGGGTTTTGCGAACCCATGGTGTTTTTGTGAATATAAAAAAAGTCATAATTGACTATGCCAAAGCACATGGAGTTTCTTCAGATGCGTTGTCCTTAGCAGAAAAACAAGCGGCTGTTTTCGGTGCCACTTTAGAAAATTTAGCAAACTTACAAGGAAGTTACACAAATTCTCTGAAAAATACAGCAAAGCAGGTTTTTCAGCTTGATAGACTCTTTAAAGAAGCAAAGTTAGCTTTAGGTTTGTTTGGGCAGGAAGCTTTAAGAGTGGCAGTAGAAGATATAAGTTTGCTGCTGATGAGGATTCAGTTGTTACAAAAAGACGGGAAATTAGACGAATGGGGGAAAAATGTATCCGATTCGCTAGTTACTGTGTATGAAACATTAAGGACAAGTCTTAAGTTTATATGGGATTATGGAAAAGCCATTATTGGTATATGGGCGGTCATGAAAGGATATACAATCCTTTTGATTGTAACAGAAAGACTTGTTGCTTTAAATTTGGCTTTTATAGCAATCAGTGGACAAACTTTAATAAACTTTATTATTACTGTTGGGGAATCTATTGCAAGTATAGGGCTGCTTTCAACAGCGGTTGTTAATTTAAAATTTGCTCTTGTTACTTTGACAGGAATAGGGGTTATAGCCTGGATTGCTAAAGTAACCTTTGATTTTATAAGCAGTTCCGAAAAAATAAGAGAAGTCACAGCAAAGACTTTTGGTTTTTTAAGTAAAACCTGGACTAACTTTCATGAGGGTGTTGAAAGATCAAGCAGAGAAAGACGAGAGAGAGAATTGAGCAATATCAGCGACAGAGGAAAAGCCTTTGTTAAAATGAACAAAAGGGCTGTGAAACTAATAACAGATTTTACAGTGGGGGACATAAGGAAAAATGCGGGCACTTTTGCTAATTATGTGGACAATATAATTTTTTCTCAGCAAAAACTTATAAAAAACACACAAATGCAAAAAGAAATGTCTGATGACCTTGTCAAAGGCCGCTTTACCCTTATGAAAAAGTTGGGAAGGCTTGGTTTAACCACTATGGAAGAGTTCAATAAGGCAGTAGAAAAAGGTGATGTTGTATGGGATACTTCGAATAAAAAATGGATAAATCTAATAATAGAAAGGCAAAAAGCAACCAGTGTCCTAATTGAGGTACAGGAAAAAGGCATAGAGACTTTAAGAAGAGAATCAAAAAAAGAGCTAACATTAATCAAAGGCATGGTCAGTTCTATTGGAGACTATAAAAAAGGGGTTCTTGAGCTTGAAAAACAAAGTTTGAGTGACGTTTTTTCTAAAGATAACCTGACTCTTGAAAAGGGAGTAAAAGGCTTAGAAGAGTATAATAAAAAATTAGCCACAGTTTTTGAAACAAGGCGAAAGCTTTTTGATGCTATTGTGAAAGACATAAAGACACTTCCAGAAAAATTGGCAGATGTAGAGTTAAAAAAATTAAGCAAAGAAATTATTACTTCTGCCATAGAAGGAAAAAATCTTATGCTTGATAGTTACAGAGATTTTTATTCTGAAATAAATAAGTTAAGAACAGATAATTTAAAAAAAGAAAAAGATGCGATAAAAGATTTATTTGATTTTGAGAAAGATGTTAGAAAAGCAAGAGCGGATATTGAAAAAATTGTAGAAAAATTTCAACCAGATGAATTAAAGAAAAAGAAAAGTGCGTGGGAAAATCACACAAAAACTGTAAGGATGCTCGATGAAGAATTTACAAGAATTGTTCAATTAAATGGAAAGAAGAAGGCTGAGGCATTAGAAGAGTACATAAAAACAGTGGAAAAGTTAGCAGATGAGCAAGAGAGTGTTAAAACAGGTTTTCCACCCGAAGGCATAGGGATTATAAGCGATTCGGCTTTTGTGAGAATAACAAGAGCAAAAGAACTGTGGGATGAAACAACGAAAAAGGTTTCTGACCACTTTAAAGAAGTTATTCAAAAGTCTAAAGAAGCTTCCGAAGAAATTACAAAATTTATGTTAGCCACGGAATTTGTAATTAACAAAGTAATTGCACAGATAAGAGATTTGGAAGAGCAGTTAGCGGCCTTAACTTTTAATGAAGTAATTATTGATGTAGTGGATAATGCTTCTCCAGCAATAAACGCCATTCAAGAAAAATTAGACGGTTTAAATAGACGTGTAAGTTTAGAAAGAAGTTCAACCGGTTCTTTAGGATTAAACACAACACCCCCTTTATTAGCAGGAGGCACCTCTTTTCAAGGAGGGAGCGACACAAATAATGTCAACAATAACACCGTAAACAACACAACTGCCGAGAGTGATAATCGACAATTCAACATAAACGTAGAATCAACCCAACGGAATAATATTCCATTTGAAGATCAAAGTAAGTTTAAAAAGCTTGTAGGATATCAGAAGGGGTTTTTTTGATGGCAACTTTTTACTACCCAAACAGAACAACTCCCACAACAACTTTGGTGATAAGTCCATTGAGTTCTTTTCCAAATGTCAAAACATTTGAAAAAATACAAACAAAAATTGTCACTCCTGGTGGAACCCCCATTGTTTATGATTTGGGTTTAAGTGCTGCTCTTTATTTAACAGTCAGTGTGCCTTTAATAGAAAGTGCCAACAGAACAGCTTTACAGAACTTCATTATTACCACCGTGGATTTTGCAACAGCCTCGTTTGACTTTACTGATGATTTAAGTGTCCAGTATGACGACTGTCTGTTTTGGTTTGACACCATAGCTTTTTCTCAAATAAAACCGGAAATACACCAAGTTAATTTTGATATAAGAGTTGGGAGTTATTAATTTTTATGGAAATACTTGTAAAGGCACAAGAAAGTTCGGTAGGGGGCTATGAAAGAGGTGACATTGTTATTATAAAAGAAGATGGGCATAAATGGGGATTGGAAGAAAAACTACCCAAATTTTATCTTCTGAAAGTGACTGGAAAGCAGGGTATTCCTTCTTTATTCGCGGAAAGCACCAAACAAGGAAAAAGAAGAGACATTAAAGTAAACTTGGATGAAATACCTTTTGACGAAAATGGTGTTTTTTCTTTTGACACTTTTGGAAGTTTTATTTCTTTTGTAAAAAGTAAGTAATATGGCAACCACAGTAACAAAAACAATTAAACCATCAGGAGGGGATTATACTTCTCTTTCTGCTTTTGAAGCAGGAGAGCAGCGTAATTTAGTCACCCTTGATGAAATTTCTGTAGCTGAGTGTTATTCCATGACAGACACGGCTCCTGCTGTCTTTGATGGGTGGAACACAGGGCCAACAAATTACATACTAATAAAAACACCATCTTCTGAAAGACACATAGGAATATGGAATTCTGGAAAATATAATTTAAGTGTTCCTTCGGGAAGTAGCTCTATATGTTTGCACATAAAAACAGAATACACAAGAGTAGAAGGACTTCAGTTTTACACCAACCATACGTCTGGAAACGCTGTCAAGTATGATGTGGGGGGGAGTAACGCTGACCTTTGGCTTAGATACTGTATTCTGAAGGGTACAACAGGAGGGGGAATAGACGCAATAGGACTTGTTATCATAGCAACAAGTTTTACCAATCAAGTCTATAGGGTGAATAATAGTTTATTTTATGATTTTGGGGCTTCTGGTGCTGGTGGAGGGGTTTATTATTCTGCAAACTCAGCTTCTAACATTTTGTACTTTTTCAACAATAATGTGCACAGTACATATAAAGGGGTAGAGAATATAAACGCAACAGGACGCTTTGTTGCGATTAATAATATTTCTGTCACTTCTGGGGGAATCCCCTATACGGGGTCTTTTGATTCTTTGTCTACACATAATACGGGGGATTCTGGTACTGTCCCTGGTGCTTATTCAATAGTGGCAACTCCTGTTTATGAAGATTCCGGAGGAAGGGATTTCAGATTACAAATTACAGACGCCAGTGGTTTAAATCTGGGCTTTGATCTAACAGATAATATATGGTCTTTTATAGAAGATGATATTATAGATGTTTCTCGTCCTCAAAAAAAGAAATGGGATAGAGGGGCTTTTGAGAGAACTTATACTTTTTTGGAAGAAAAAGATGTTGCTATAGGCTCTCGTCCCAGAATGTTGATTAATATTGATTTTATTTCAGGAACATTGCGTTATTCGGATCAAGATTTAGATGTGGATGGAGTGGTCTATACGACAAAGGTTTTGTCATGGGGAGTGATAAGGTCTTCTGTTTCTGTAATTGAGGATTCTGTAAAAATTTCAGGGGTAAACATTACACTTGCGGAAGAAGGAAATGTGCACGCAGATTTAGAATTAGGAAGAGAAGTTACTATTTATTTGTGGTTTCTGGATACTCCTGGAAGCGAAAAACAGTTGTTTTTTAAAGGAAGAATTTCAGGGAATATAGTAAGGGGTTTGTACGAAGTTTCTTTTGAATGTTTGGATGAGAGTTTTTATTTCAATAAAGTAATTGGAGAGCTTTTATCTGTAACAAGATTTCCTAATGCTGATGTGGACGCAATAGGGGTAATGTTGCCTGTGATCTATGGAGCAGTACAGAATCACAAAACAATCCCTATAGTGGCAGGGGGAATAAGCACTTTAGCTATTGAAGCAATAGCCCCACAGAGCACGTTGACTTTTACGGATGGTTCTGGTTTTCCTTCGGGTTCTGGACAGTTTACGATAGGTGAAACTGTAATTAATTATACATCTAGGTCTGGAAATGTTTTTACTCTTGTGGCGGATACCAGTATTGATTTCGCACAAGGGGAAAGAGTTTATGAAAGCAACATCACACTTGAATATTTGGTGGCAAATCATCCAGTTGATTCTATAACTAATCCTCGAATATTGCCTTTTGGTAGCAAGAGCAGCAAGGAAGCAGTTGCTATAGATAGTGGTGACTATACAGTGTATGTTAGTTTTTCTGGATATAGTAAAGTTGATTTGACAAACATTCCTGCAATAAGAAGGGCTGTTGCTGTGGCTGTCACACAACAACCAGATCAACCTATCACTACACAGCCCACTTATTTGTCACCCAATCACAAGCATACAGATGCGGCAGACACTAGGATTTCTTATTTTTTTGACACGTATGATGTGACTGCTTTAACAGGGGGTGTAGCAAGCGTTAATTGGCCATGGGCACTAGTAGACAGTAAATTTACAGAGGTTACAGCTTTTGTTCAATACTCTACTTTTTCGGTTGATACTTTTAAGTTAGGGGTTGAGTCACACTCTGGCGCACCTAATAACATAAGATCGATGATTCGAGTTGTTTCAACTGTGGGCGATGGGGTAACAACTGGACTCGACATAAAAATGAAGCTGTATGTGGAAGGAGCTTTGAAAGAAACTAAAAGTATAAAAGTGGGAACCTCGATAAAAACAGAATCAACAAGCTGGTATGCTCCTTCTGGAAGCTTTGATTGGATTGATTTTAATGATACAGCTGATAATGGGGTAACTATTGAAAGTAACGGATCAGCCGGTGCCCACTCATTATTGATTTATGAAGTTTGGTTAGAAGTAGAGTACAACAGGGATACAGTAAACACAGCGGCAAATGTAAACGCCGATACTTCCGCAGTAAGTAACAGAATAGCTGATGTTCTTTTGGGGGGAAATTCTGTAGCAGACACCATAGGTGGGGATTTGATTGTTGATGTAGATGGTTATGAAGATAATGGAGCAGGACATTATACAGGAACACCAAATGCTCTGATAACGAAACCTGCGGAAATAATACATCATATAATAGAAGAGCATAGTAATGGTGCTGTTCATGCTGACATTGACATCTCAGGAACATTCACAGACACTAACACGAACCTTCCCGCATCCTATCAGTTTGGTTTTGCTATAAACAACCAAATTGGGCTAAATGACCTATTGGCCAAGTTAGCTTTTCAAGCGTATAG